CAGTGTTATATCACCAAGTGTCCCTTTTGTCGAGCGGATCTCCCGTCTCCCCACATTGTCGTCCCCGTTCCTGTGCCCGTTGCAATGATACAAAGGGAACAGAACAATTGGAAACAAAAGTTTCTACCAACAATTTTTACATTTATGGGAATTATTGGGCTTGTAAGTATAATCACTTTTAGTCAGAGGACTTGAAATAGTTTTTTGCGTACCACCTGTTGACTCCTGTTGCTTCACACAAGAGGTGGAAGAGAGCCCCGCTTGCAAACACTGCATACATGGTATTCTTTGTCAATTTTGAAACAAAATAGAAGACTGCAACAAGGAGGATGCCGACAATGAGCGCTTCGACAAGAAGCATCCCGATAGGTTTCATACTTAAAAAGAGCGGACATTTTATTTTTAAATGTCGATAGTCCACGTGGTTGCTGAGACTCGGAACAGGTCTATTAGCGCGACGACACTTCACACTATGATGAATATCCATATGGCGTGTATGGTGAAGCACAAGCATCTTGACATTCACTTTGTGCAGGACAAGTCCTCGCTGCCCAAGTTGATTAAGAATGGTGAGCGCATCATCTGGATGGAGTACGGCACAAACTTGGATGAGGCGAGTGTCCACAAGGCGATTGATGATTTCCCGCACGGACTCCAAGTCCTTGTGTTCCCTTCAGTCAAGGAGGGTATCAATTGGGACAGATTCATCAAGCGGACCAAGGCGGGGTCAAAAGAGCCCTCGAATCAGAGAGGTCTGGATTTTGACTCTATTGCGGGTAGAAAGCTGAGTGAGGGGATTTACGATTGTCTAAAGACCTCTGCCCGTGTGTGGGCTATGGATGCCAAGCCCGTCGACAAGAAACTGAGGGGAGGGAAGGTCCCGGTGACTCTCCCAATTCTGAATAACGAGATGATGTTTGACTGCCTGAAAAAGGAGGGGGTCAAGGTTGGTCTGTTGAGCACATGCACAGTCATCTGCCACTATGTCCACGAGTGCCTAGGCAACATCTTGGAGGCGGCTGGAGTTCAAGTCAATCCGTGAGTATCTTTCGAGATGATCGGTCTCGTCGTAGCCATTCTCGCGCTGCTTCGTATAAGCCATATGACTCACCACAAAGTGAATATCAATCACCACATTACGCATATATGCAAGAGGTCCGAATGTCCCCAAAAACAACTCGTCATCCAAACGAATGTACCCACTCTCAAAAAAATCCAGATCCTGTGCGAGGATTGCTATAAAATTAATATTGAAACGCTTGTACGTGCCGGCGTTGAGTGTCAGTTCACTCAGTCTCCCAGCCTTTTTACATTTTGAAATAAAATAGGATGGGTCTTGAAGAAAGTCGTTGTGGACAAACTCGGGGGGTGTCTCCGTGTCCACTTTACTGTCCAGGGTTTCAGAGTAGATTCCTCGTTTTGTGCTGACAAGCGTGCACACTGGGTTGTTTACTATGTTTGCAGAGTAGAGAAAGGCGGCCGGGTCCTTGCGCCGGGCATCTATGAATGCATCAAACGAATCCACATCTATAAACACAATGTCATCGTCACACTTGATAATCACATCCATTGGATTGGGGTACTTGGACTTTGTGTAATAACCATAGTACTCTGCATATGTAGACTTGTCAATGACTGAAAATATTTTGAATTTCTGACATGAATTCTGGATGTACTGTGCATCCGACTCGGTCCGTGTAAAGTCCCATATGTGCACCTCAGTCACGTTCAACTTTTCAATGTAAGGAATCAGAAGCTTCATGTACCTCTCCCTCCCGGCAAAAACTGTAAATATAACTGACATATATAATTAAAATACCATTCTTTTATATATGCCAAATCGCACCCTGAAAAATACAGGAAAGCTGACACGAAACAAGAGATTCAAATTGTATATGAATAACAAGGGTCAGATGCTTTTTCAAGATTCACACGGCAAGTGGTGGATCTACAATTTTAATAAATACTTCAATCACTTGAAGTTTTACTAGGATTTATCTATTTGTAGATTTGTTTCGGGACCGTGAGTATTGTCTGGCGGCATTCCCCATACGGGCCACTTGTTGCCCAATTAAATTTTGGGTCGGAATTGAATTTATTGTATTTGGTCTCTGTGTTCCGAATATGGGGAGCCAGTTTCTGTACCCGGGGGCCCGGGCTGCAGCCTGACGTGCTATATTTTTCCATACATGCACATTCGTATTTACATTCATATTTACAGCATTGTTTTGACGTTTTGTCTTTTTTGAAGGAAGATTCAGATAGGTTTGCGATCTCTTCATATTGTAATTGAATATTTTAAAGCGACCCACTGTCGCCAGGGGTTAAAGACTCTGGCCAAGAGTAGACTACAATGGACGTTCGCCGTTACATTTGTGAGTCGTGGGGTGCGCATAATGACAGGTTTCCCGGGCCCCAGCCTGTTTCCATCGAGCGCCGGCACTTTCAATTGCTCAAGCAACAGCCCTATGTTGTCTGCGAAAAAACAGATGGTATCCGCTACATGCTTGTGTGTCCACCTGGTTCGAAAGAGACCCACCTGGTGAATCGCAATTTCCAAACAAAATCAGTTGTCTTTGCCGGGTTCCCAAAGGATACCATTCTCGACGGGGAATTGGTCACGACCAAGGATAAAAGAGAGCTCTTTGTAGTGCACGATGCCGTCCGTGTCAAAGGAATAAACCTGATGAATGAGCCGCTCTCGGTCCGCCTCGGGTTTGCCATCACAGCCATCAGATCTGTCATAAAGTCAAAAAAGGATGCCTTTGAACTCAAGGTGAAGACAATGGTACCAATTGAAAACTTGGATATATTGTCTCCACTGGACTCGTTCGAGTACGAGACGGATGGCATCGTGATGACTCCTGTGAATGAGCCAGTACGGATGGGCACTCATGAGACGATGTTCAAGTGGAAGCCGTTCAACAGGATCACTGTTGATTTTATGATTAAAAATGGAAATGAGTTGTGGGTCCAGGACCGTGGGATTCCCTACATGGAGGCACATCTTCATCTCCAAAATCAAAGGCTGGACATTAAGGATGGATCTATTGTAGAGTGTGGGTACGGGGAGCTCGGGTGGTTTGTAGAGAAAATCAGGACAGACAAGGACTATCCAAACAACCGAAGGACATACTACAACACATGCACAAACCTCCGTGAAAATATACAGTTTAATGAGTTTTATTAAGTCAGTTGCGAAGCAACCACTTCGTTTCACGGCCTATACCACGCCATGTAAAAAGTCCCCTTTGTGGGAGCCTCTTCAATTTCCCTTACTGAATCATCATCCTTGATGTACCACTTGCCGTACCGCTTGACTGCGAGTGCATAGTGCCCGCCCCACATAATTCCCATATGAAGCACCACTGCAAACAGGTGCCGGTCCCTAAACTTTTCCGGAATTTCAATCTGGAATTTGGAATTGTACATGGAGAATGTAAACCCTATAATCTTGGGCCACTTTGTGACCTTTCTGCCGACGGCCGCTACATTATGTTTCTTTCCAGTATCGTCTGTGTAACCTTCGATGCCAGAGTACTTCCACCTCTCTTCCAAAAGGGTTTCCAATTTAGAATTTGAATTGGGTTCAAGGATGAGAGTGGTGAAGGTTTCCTCTTTTGTGGAGACACCCCCTGTATACACCGTCTCTTGGACTTCAGTCCCGTTGAATATATCTTGGATGAGCTGTTTCCCGAGGGACTGTTCAAGCACATCAATCATATGTACGATAACCTCTTGTGCATCGTGTTGTTGATTCCCAGTGAAGGATGGAAATTTGATTCTAAATTCAGAAAGGAGAGGAGTGGGGTCCACCGGTGTCGCCTCCCCGCTCAGAAAGAGTTGCCGAGCAATCTTTTCATACTCTTTGGTAATTTTGCATTTACCTTCGTAATTGTTTAGGAAGAGGTGTTTTGAAAGAGGGGGGACGTGCGCCAGACACTGTATTGCTGTTGAGAAGTAACATGTGTTGCCACAGTTGATCAGGCCTCTCATCCTCTTAGAGAAGAGAGTCCTCTTAACTTTAACAGGAAATGGAGTATGACTTGTATCACCAATGGGAGCCCCATATTGACACCTACAAAAATCATCAGAATACAGAAATTGAATTTCGGTTTGGCCGAAAGCTCGGCAACAAGTTTGATACAAATGTCGGGAAGGAGACGTTTGTCAAGTGTCTCAAGGCGCTTGAGGCGTACACTGGGTGGGAGGACAAGGTTCACTCCAAGTTGGATGTGTACTATTTCGAGGGTGGAAAGCGGCTGTCAATCAACGAAGAGACGGACCAGAGAGAATCCGTCATTAAGCAGAGAATCATGGTGAATGACTTTGAACTCAAGGAGAAACCGTTTGATGTCAGGCTTGGCATCTCTTCCGAAACACCATTCGAGTACAACGGAGAAACAGCACTCGAACAAAAGAACAAGGAGAAGTGGTCTTTTATCCGAAAGAATTTGAGAATAGACGCGTCAATCATCCAGGGAAACCCCGATGACCTCGATGACGACCAGGATACCAATTACCAAATTGAAATGGAGATTGTAGACCCGGGCCTCTTGAAGACACGGGACGAACAGTTCAATATCATTTACAAGATTTTTGATCTAATAAAATGTATGTAAATAATATACATGGATCGACGAATTATAAATATTGCTCAACGTATGATGGCCGGTGTCATCCCAACACGCACCGAGTTAAAGTACCTCGAAAAAGCCCATTTCAATAGAAAAAAAGTGATTGATCAGATGCCCCGAGGGAACCAAAGGAGTAGCGAGTTCAACAAATGGCAACGAATTGGAAATATTATTAATAAAATGAATATGGCCCGTATGAATATGAATATAAATGGTCGACGTGCAAACACCCGGTCAAATAGAACATATCCCATCAATTAGTTCTTCTTCTTTTTGTGGTTTGGCGAATTTGAATTTGTATTTGAATTTGGGGATGGTTTTCTCTTGAGACTTCCCATTGTACCTGTTGGGTTTAGACCCATACTCCTTGCCAAGTTTCCAAGTACATTTGGTTGTGTCTTTGGAAGGTTTCTCGCTAATTGATTAATATATGCAGTAATTTCTCTGTTTCGTTGACTCAGTCCCGTCTTGTTTCGTGGCTCTTCCGGCAAACTCAAAAGTCTCTGTAATTGATTTCTTCTCGCCTCTTGTAATCTGGAATTTATAATATTTTTGGCATTTGCGGCTTTGGTTTGAGCTATGGCGGACCTTTGTTTTCTTTGTAATTCTTGTATTCCACGTTTTAATTCTCTCTCTGATTTCTTGTACAATATATTCTTCTCTTCACGTGCTTGTTGTGCAGTAATTTGCTTTCTGATCATCTTTCTGTCAATCTCCTTGTTCTTTTCTTTGAGTTCACGGTGTTTCTCTTTGGTGAGATTGGACTCTGCCTGTCTTAACTTTTCAGCAGATGTTGGTGAACCCTTTTGTATTTTTTGATTCCTGTAGTGCGGTATAGTTCCCTTGAATGGTTTTGGTTTAGGAAATCTCTTGATGCTCCTCATGATGCTCTCTTGTACCTTTGATGGTAATGTATGTACAGGGGACTTTCTCTGTACGGGGGGTGCTTGTGCCTTGGCGGCAGCTTGAGCTCGTGAAGCATTTCTTAATTTCTTCAATCTTTCGAGTGCCTCCTTTTCGGCCGGGGTTGGAGAGTACCTTTTGATACCCAGTTTCTGTCTTGCAGCTTGGATACCTGCTTGGAGCCCGAATGATGCCTTTAGTGTTTTCACCAGAGGCACTGCTTCCTCCTTTGCTTTATTCTCCTTTGCCGTCTCCTTGGCGGCCACTTTCTCCTTGTATTTCTTACGAGCCTCGGCTGCCCTTTGTTGTGCGGTGGTTGATTCAATACGTTCGCGTTCAGCCTTTCTCTTTGCATTACTGTTCGCCTTCTGTTTTGCCATAGCCTCTGCTTCTGCTGCTTTCTTAGCATTCTTATTAGCCTTTTCCTTACGAGCAGTCTGGATTGCCACCTCGGGTCTCTGTTGTGGAATTTTAAACATTTTTGCCAGAACTGTAGGCACAGCCTTGCCAGGTGTCTTCCCCCACTTGTTGAATAAACCAACTAATTTCACTGCATTTATTTTAGCATCATATTCCTTGAGTACATCGCCTTTGTTCGAGGGTCTTAGTATCTTCACTACAGCCCCCTTATTATTCTTTATCACCCATCTATTACTGTTAAAGTTTGGTGGAGACCCCTTGAACTCCTTTGGATTTGTTTTAGGTTTCTTGTTTGCAGGGACTTCAGGGGCTTTATTCTTTTTAAGATATTCTTCAACATCACTCTTTGTAATTTTTGCAGTTTTGAGTCCAAAGTTGGCAATCATTTTATTTATATTTGAAAACTGTCCAGGTGCGAGCTCTTTGAATCTGTCCAGAATTTGTTTCTTTTGAGGATTTTGTTTACCCAAATTTTTGATTGCATATCCGGTTGGGGTTGTTGCGGGGACCACGTATTGTTTATTACCTATTGCCGCCCCCGGTGTGTATGGCTTGAGATTTTTGTCCCGGCTTGCTTTTTTCTGTGCCGTCTTGACTTCTGTTTTCGTCTCACCGGCACATTCCGCGGGATTTGCATTTTCACTTGACATGATGTGGTACCCAGCCTTTTCACAAAACTTGACGATATCTCTCCACATTTTTTGCATTTGATCCAAAGGTACATTGTCTTCATTTCTGACAGAGCACATAATCTTGCCATTTGTGTACACGGAGTATACAATATTTTTGTATTGAAAATGAAATTGACCTGGCCGGGTCTGGTCTTGTTCCTTTTTTGAAATGTGTTTAAAGTACCTTGTCAATTCGGTACCATATGTTTCCACAAATCTTGTGTATTCGGCGCTGTTTGTAGGTGGTAAAATGCAGTTTTTCAGGGTCGGTATATCAATTTTCTTTGTAGAACATATTCTGAAAACCCTTGTCGACGTGCGGGGCAAGTATCTTTTTCCAAAATTTTCTTCTAAAAAAGCTTGGACCTGTTGTACCACGGCTTCACTTTTTACATTCACAAGTACTGTTTTGTTTGCGAATATTGTGAGTGAAAATTGATTCTCTTGTTGTATGACGACTTTTGTTGGGTTCTGGGTTGTCATGTTTGTGTAGACTCCGCTATATGTTTGGACAGTGTATCCTGGCAATTGCCTAAGTGTATTCCCCATCCCTGTGAGAATATTTTGGTTACTCGTGTCAAGAATTCCCTTTATGGATAATCTTTCAAAAACAGGAGCCGAGAGAGTGTATTCTCTGCGTTCTACGCGATTTGCTACCCGGCCTAAAACATCTTCTAACACTGCATACATTGGATCTCGGGGCCCCTCGTGTTTCGCGTACCACCTGGCCGAGTCCCTTGCGTACCTGTTAAATATCAGGGCATGTTCCGCACCTCTGAATGTGGCGTTATAAGCTCTGTAGTTTGGTTTGGTTGTCGGGGTGGGTGTCCTCCTGTTCTGTGCGGTTCGAATGTTAAACGGCGCATTGACCCCCTCTGGATAAAAAGCGTTTTCGTGAAACATTATCTAATATGTATCAATAATATTATTTGTCGATACGATGTCCAGTCCAAAGATGAAGGGCTGAGCTGCATATGCCGTCCCGTTGTAGACCCGTGTCTCGTTCCTGACTTCGAGTTCCCTTGAGCTGAATGGTCCTGCGTAAAAGTCTGGGTTGAACCTGTACTTGCCCAAATTGTTTTCGACGCAGTGCTGATTGAACATTTGCACGAAGATTCTCTGGGGACAGCACTTGTCCGGGCCATACGAAACCTTTTCTGAAGCCAAAAAGTGCTGCAAAGAGTTGGTCACCATCGCCACTTGGCTCTGGACAGACTTGAAATAGGCCGGCAGAACATTCCAGATATCCTTGTCTGAATACTTGGCTGCGTAATCGAGGTAGGCCCGAACGCACTTGCACAGAATAGCTGGAATCTCTGCATCCAGCTTTTGGTCCAGGTGTGGATCCGCATCCATCACCTGCTTGGTCAAATTCCACGTCGCGAGCCGGCGAAGCACCGAGCCCGAGTTGTCCTTCCAGTTTGGCACCTCGTTTCCGGCCAGGATACCCGGGGTCTTCCACTGCATACTCTTTGCCGCCTTGAACTTGCGCGCGATACTCAGGTCCTCCCCGGATACCAAGGATTGAAACTCAGCCTGCTCCAGAGCCAAGTCACCCTTGACCTCCGGACTAATAAACATAAATCCATCGTGAATAGAATCCAGACCAAACTTCTTCTCGATATTGTTGGAGAGGGTCTTTACATCCTCCGTCTCATAAAACTTTTTGCACACCTTGGTGATGATGGTTGACTTTCCAGACCGGGCAATTCCCTTTAGAAAAGGAATCACTTGCCAGCCGTCGAGGTCATTCACGTCAAAACACAGCCGGCCGCAAAACACATACAGCCACCGACTCACATCCTCTGTAAAGTTCTGGTAGTCCATAATCTTCTGCATATGGGGTGTAGGGATGTTGTACCAGTCCTCGATGTTGTCATAGGGGTCAAAGTGCTGGTTGAAATACTTTGAACTTACAATTGTTCCATCCAGTTGTGCATACTCCTGGCTCTTGTATTCGTAAAACTTGATGACGTACTGGCACTTTTCCGGGCACCAATTCTTTCCGGCGAGGAGTCCATTGGAAAAGGACCACACGTTTCTGTTTTTCTTAATTTCGGGGAACTGATAGTCCTTGCATGACGAGAGGTGCTTGATGACATCCGCCACAAGGCTCCCCTTGGAAGTTAGATTCTTCCACATCTCGTACCTAGTCTCCTTCTGGGTCGAGTCGTAGACAAAGTCCTTGATTTCCATCACGGGCTTCCATGCACGGGTTGCGTGTCCCTCGCTCAGAATCTGTGTGCAGCACTGCTCCTTGTACCGGCGGTACCCCAGTTTGTACGATTCAGACAGCAAAAACAGCAGGAGCTCTTGGTACGGGGTTTTCTTGTCATCAAACTCTGGACACAGCTCAACATAATCTGCATTTGTCGGAAAGTTGTAGACACAGTAGTTGTCGACCCACGATGTAAATTGGTCGCTCATATTTCGCCAGAGACGCACAAGCCGGGAGACTCGGCCCGCAATTGTCATTTCGTGCTTGTTCACGTCAAAGCTCTTGTTATTTTCGCACGTGATGTTGATGGCCTGGGCACGGATAGCCCGACACATGTTGTAAAATCGGTCCCGGCGCAGAAACACCTGGTTCTGGAGTTGTTTTGGATCAAAATTGACAGGGTATCCGTCAGAGTCCTTGGGTTGTGTTGGTGGAATGAGTACATGCCGCCACGCAATTTCAGGTACGACAAAGTTTTGGGTCGCCCTGAGATTGAGTTCAGTCTCACGAGATGTGAGCTCATTCTCAATATCTGTAAGCGTCCAGTTACTAATGATAAGGTTATTACTCATATTCCTAATTTCTTCGGCGTGTTCAGGAGTAAGTTCCTTTTCGATAATGACTGGCTCGCTCATCTTGCTCTGTACATTAAGCTACGGCTTTTTTTAAGCCTCACACTTGTAAACTGCGCAGCAGTTGGGTACCACGAAGTGTTCGCTTCGCGAATTCCAGCCGTGGAACGGCTGACCTTAAGCATCCTCCTTTGGGGCTTGGGTCACTTTCAGGGTGCTATAAATTTTTACAAGAATCTTATTTTGCATCTCGAGGGTATCGGCGATACGCTCAGTGGCATCCTTCAGGCTGACGAGGGCGGTTGCGATGGTATCTCCCTCCTCTGTGGTCAGCATAGACCCCAGGGCATCCATCATATCCATTCCCATGTCCATCTCATCATCCTCCTCATCTCCGAGGTCAATATCCTCATCGTCATCATCCTCAGGAACTTCGGGCTCTGGGTTCTTGGCGACTGGGCGGCGGGCAGACATTTAGAAGATACGAAGAAAATTGGTTATAAAGGAAAGCGCACATTTATATTTAGATGCCCTGTGTGTACTCCATCAAATGTAAGATAGAACCCTACAGGGAATACATAGGACAAACGACATATGACGATTTTCAAGTTAGGCTGAATGGTCACAAATCTGAGGTCAGGAACGGTCGCCGGAGACACTTGTACAATGCAATTAGAAAGTATGGGTGGGACCAATTTGATGTTGAAATTCTTCATGAGTTTTCAAAAGAGGGTGACTGGAAGGAGCGCATTGACCAGCTTGAGACTGATGAAATTGCTCGGAGGAACACACTAGCACCGAATGGGTACAATTACGAAACAGGTGGGAACAAGAATAAGGTACTTCACGAAGAGACGAAAGCTCTTATGAGTGAAGTTCGCTCAGGCGACAAACATCCTATGTTTGGAAAGCACCATTCAGAAGAGACACGGGAGATGCTCCAAACTGTGAACAGGAAACCAGTTCAACAGTGGAGTAAGGATGGATCAACTTTCATCAAAACATTCGAGTCTATCTTTGAAGCTTCTCAAGAGATTGGGGTTGATGGACGACACATAACGAAAGTATGTCAAGGTGACCGCAAGACAACAGGCGGCTTCCACTGGAAGTTTGTGGATCCAGGACATGTTGAAAGAAAAAATATGTTGAAGTTTACGAAGCTTCAGCAATGGTCATTCAACGGGAAGATGTTGATACAGGAGTTCAAGACATTGAAGGAGGCGAGTGATAGTACCGGTATTGAAAATCAGAGTATTAGCAAATGTTGTAAGGGAAAGTCAAGGTCCGCGGGTGGGTTCAGGTGGACAATTGTCTGAAATTTTTTTCTCAATATAGAGTACCAAACACGATGGCCGGCGGCCTGATGCAATTAGTTGCCTATGGCGCACAGGATGTTTACCTTACCGGTCAGCCCAAGGTGACCTTTTTCCAGGCTGTGTACAAGCGCCACACCAACTTCGCTATGGAGGTGATCCAGCAGACTGTGAACGGCTCTGCTGCCTCCAGCGGCCGTGTGTCCGTGACCATTGCCCGCAACGGTGACCTGGTCGGCAACATGTACCTGGCCCTGACCCCCAACACTGCTGCTTTCAGCAACACCACCACTGGCAACAGCATTTTCGATGGCTGCTGGATCGCCGAGCGTGCCATTGCCGCTGTTGAGCTGACCATCGGTGGCCAGCGCATTGACAAGCACTACCAGTCCTGGTTCCGCCTGTATGCCGAGTGCTTCCTGGGCGAGAGCGACAAGATTTGCTACGGCAAGATGACCTCCGCCAGCGCTCAGGTGCTCGCCCCCGTGACTGGCATCCCAGTTGTGTACCTGCCTCTGCTGTTTTTCTTCAACCGCAACCCCGGCCTGTACCTGCCCCTGATTGCCCTGCAGTACCACGAGGTCCGCCTGGATTTCGACCTGACCCCCTACTACACCAGCTACTTCGGCACCAACCCAGTGGCTGTGTGGGCCAACTACGTGTACCTGGACACTGAGGAGCGCCGCCGCTTCGCCCAGAAGGGCCACGAGTACCTGATTGAGCAGGTGCAGCACACCGGCGGTGACACTGTGTCCGGCGCCACTGAGAGCAGCTCCGCCCTGATCCGCCTGTCCTTCAACCACCCCGTGAAGGAGCTGATCTGGTGCTACCAGAACCCAGCTGCCAGCGCCACTGCCAACCTGAACGCTATGTGGAATTTCTCCACTGGCACGGCCAACGTGCAGGTGTCTGTCAGCCCCATCCAGGGTTCCACTGTTGCCTCCGTCGGTCAGCTGCCCCACGAGGTTGGCTGCCCTCACCTTGTGTCCAACACCGCCGCACCCAACTATGCCAACGTGTACTGGATTGAGGAGGGTGACCGCAACCCCGCCGTCTACGAGGTGGGCCCTATGCACCAGTTCAAGCTGGTGCTGAACGGACAGGACCGCTTCAAGGAGCAGCTGGGCAAGTTCTTCAACCAGTACCAGCCCTACCTGTACCACACCGGCACCCCTTACCCCGGCATCTACGTGTATTCCTTCGCTCTGCAGCCCGAGGAGCACCAGCCAACCGGCACTTGCAACTTCTCTCGCATTGATAACGCCCAGGTGGCTGTGTGGCTGAAGAGCACCGCCCTGGCATCCGGCAGCAACTCCTCCTTCAACCTGCAGAAGATGTTCGCCATCAACTACAACATCCTCAGGATTCAGTCGGGAATGGGAGGGTTAGCGTTCTCCAACTAGAGAATCAAAGGGGTTTTACTTGCGAAATTGCGAAAAAAATCAAGCCTTCGGGCCCAAGATTCTTACCCTAAAAAGACTCTTGGATTCGAAAATAAATAATTAGATATACTAAATGTCAGCACCGACTTCTACCATTGCAGCAATTTGTCAACAGGTTGGTATATCATCTATCATCTGTCCTCTGTTCTGTGTCTGTCTGTTTGTGGTTTTAGCACAGGGTACCGGCAAGACAAATAACGGAAAGATGCCCACGTCAGCTTATTTGTTATGGTTCTGTGTTGTGTGTTACATACTAAGCACACTCAATTCAATTTATAAATACTTCACACAGACTCCATGCCCTACAACTACGACAACTCCAGCAACTCCAGCAAGTTAAATTACAAGATCCAATTTCAAAACAGGAAATGTGTCCCACTCAAACTCTGGAATTTCAATATCGTATTCCTGGTGATGTTGAAGAACAGAAGTATCTATAAAGTCTTCAATATCATCCCCCGTGTAACAATTCTCTTCCAAAATTGATTCTGCTCGGTCCGGCTTCATCTTGACGAGCGAGGTCTTTTTAATAAATCCAATGTTGAGTGACCTGTGGTGTACACAGTCATCATCCTCGCAGTCGTGGTGGTCCGAAAATACAATAGGACTCAGATAGGTCATCTTGTAGAGCTTTTCCTCAGGTTTCTCCTGCTTGAACAGCTTCTGACACATCTCCATCCCAATCTTGTACTCGGCATCCGACAACTTCTCCTTAATTTCATCTATAAAATCAGAGAATTCTCGGACGGGGTCCTCCATACTCATAAGGCGCAAGTATTCTCTAAGTCTATGTTAAAAGATGGCCGGAGGCATCTTCCCAGGCAGACCGTTTGAGTTTAACATCAAGTGTGTAATATTCACCGCACTTATTGCGAGCGGGTACTGGTATCTCCCTCACAATAATGTGTGGGTCCTTGCGTTTTTGTTGTGGTTCCCATACATTGCACTTGCGTGGTATGATTGGTCGTACGACTGCCGGAACAAATTAGGACCCACAATTGTGCCCTTTGGCAGATATCTGTGGCTCCCGTTCAAGCCACAGGGGTACCATGATGAATTTAACAAATTAGCAGATGAGCAAATTCAGACAATGAATAAAGTTGATCATCTGGTTGGGTGGACCTTGGTGGTTGGGGTGACGACGTATTTTCTTGTGCGTTACCGCCGGCAATTTTTGTAAGGGGCGCAGCTTGCACGCATAGTAAAACCTCTGATCTGTTTGAGGAGACAATTTAGTTTAGAAAATCTTCTCGGTAATGTGAAAACTTTCTTATTGGAAGTCCGGATACATTTTTTGTTTTTGGGCCCGGACTTGCAACAGTTTTTCATTCTTAAATTAGAGTGAGAGAAAATCTCACCTGTCGATGACTGTCCACTCCAGGTGTCCTCCGAACCTCTTTTCAATTGAACCCGCACAGAATGAGGGGTTGAATGTGGGTGAGCAGCAAAACACATCAATGTACGTCATGTTGTTTTCCGGGTACGTATGTGCTGAAAAGTGGCTCTCGGCCAGCACAAGGACCCCAGTCACCCCAAAGGGCTCAAACTGATGGAAAGCCCTGTTTACGACTGTGAACCCACAGTCAAGAGCCACCTTGTCCATTCCACTTTCCAATTCTGAAGTGAAATTGATGACAGGTCCATGAAGGACACCCACAAGGTGTTTCATACTTCTTCTATAGGGCGCTAAAAGTTTTAAGCCCTATCCAAGCTGCAAACAAGATGAGCATAGCCCCAACTACAAACTCGACTACATCCTGCTGTCTTGGAGGCTTGTTCTTGCCCGCGGCAGTCATCGTGGCAATCCCCTGAGCAATCAAAATCAGGACAAGCAGAAAGCCAGTCAGTTTAGAGAAATGTGTCATAAAGACAGACATATATTAATATGTAACAAAATTATATGGAGGAACTCGCTCTTACAAACATTAAGAATGATGATCTTCTGACGGAAGTGCTTTACAAAATGGAACCAAACTTTTTTAAAGCACTCGATATTGTGTCGCAGATTGTTGAAATTAGGGTCATGAATAAGATTGTTAAAAGGATTCGTGATCGGGGATGGGTTGGGGATGTAGATGTGATGGTGGATAGGGTTGATGTCAAGGACCCTGGTGAATTTAAAAGGAAAATTCTAGAGATGGTAAAGGATGTACCGGTTACACGCCGAGGTTATTGGGGAAAAATGTGTTGTTTGCATTTTTGCTGGCGATAGTCAGGTAGAAGGCGATGAGGAAAATGCCGAGCACTATGTTTGCGACCATCTTGAGTGTATCTGGGGGGAACCGCACCCTCTGGCGGTCAGCTGCAATCTCAAGGGCATTAATCAAAAGGTACACTCCTGAAAATAACAAAAGTGTATCCTGGAGATTCTTTAGTTCGGTGGGGAATCCGCTCATATTAATACATAAAGAGATTTTAATATTATATAGTATGCAGTTTTCGTATCTTGAGGCAGGTCACGATCCGCTTGATAGCCTGATGGGTTCTATCCTGCACAACTTGTCATCGAGAATCCGTGATGATACTACCGCCTCTGTTGAGGATTCTATTCCTGAAGTAGAATTGGGGGAGGACTGGAAAAAGTTTGGTGAGACCCTTTCCCAATATCAAAAGAAATATGCAGAGTGTCTCAAGGAGCTCCGGGACACTGATAATGAATTGAAAAGGAAAAAGGCTGAGCTGAACACTTTGTTGACGAGTGAAAGTTTGGTCCAGAGTATTAGCTTAAAGGAGAGCCTCAAGAGTATCATAGACGACTACGAGCAGGCTGAAAACATTCCCGACTTTGAGGAGACTGTAAAGAGTCTCAAGAGTCAGTGCAAGTCGATGAAGAGTGTTTTGGAAAACACAAATGCTGAGCAGTTGTTAAAGTATCAGTGTTTTGTCTGTATGGACAAGGGCATTGACACCTTTCTGGATCCATGCGGGCACGTGTTGTGCAGTGAGTGCTGGAGGAGGAATCGAAACCAAATGTGCCCGGCGTGCCGAAATCACGCACAGCCTAAAAAGATTTACCTGCTCTCGTAACTCAGTTGGTTAGAGTGCGGGTCTTATGAGCCCGAAGTCGCGGGTTCGACCCCCGCCGAGAGCACGCATCAGTGTCCGAGCTTGGTTAAGGAGGCAGACTTAAGATCTGCTGGTGTTTACACCGCATGGGTTCAAATCCCATCTGATGCAAACAGGTACGTTGTTGTGTTGTTTTACTCTCCTCTTTTAACAGACCAGACTCTGTAGCACAATTGGATAGTGCACCAGCCTTCTAAGCTGGAGGTTGTGGGTTCGAACCCCACCAGAGTCATCACATTTTAAATGTTATTAAGTGTATATGTCAATTCTAAACCTCCCCGAACTTTGTAAAAAATGTATTCACTACAATTCAAATGAAAAGACATGTTCTCGTTCTATAGTCGCTGTATCCAAGTCTAAAATATTTTATGATTACGCAAAGGCTGTTCGGAATGACCAGGAGAGATGTGGAATAGATGGCAAGTGGTTTAGCGATACAAAACAATCTTCCCTTCCCAAAAGGAACACTGAGAAAACAGACCCATATCAATCTCCTTTGCCAAATCCGGAAAAGAAACAATAAGTTTATCCCGGATATCTTCCAATTGCTTTCTTCTCCTATGCTCCATAGCATAATATTCAAGTAATTTCTTGCATGTATTTGTAATTGTACGGGCTGTTTCTTTGTTTATTGGTACAGATTCCATCACTTCGAATGCACGTCTTGGGGTCTCTGCGTCACTCCACGCCGAGTCAACATAGTCTCCATCCACTTTAGGTTCAAACTTTTTAGTTTTCACAACAGTCTTGTCTTGTGAGAAGGTTTCAGTCACACTTTCCTTTACCGAATCGATACTTTCCTTTTTGAATACTGGAATGGGCCGAGATAGAATCTCCAGTATTGGTTTATGAAAGATAGTTACTAAGGAACTCACAAGAGCAGTTACCCCGAGCGTAATAGATGCCATATATATTTACTAACGATAATTATTTGTTCTTATACTGTTTCTGAGCATTGCATTTGCATTTCTCACGCCTCTTTCCAAATTGTTCACTCGGTCAAGTACTCGTGTTCTTTGGTTATTTGGTACATTGTTTAGTGTTCCGTACCGTATGCCTATGTATGCATAATACGCATTTCTGTTGTGTTTTGCTCTTTCTAAAATCTGTCTGTACACACTCCGGCGGCTGTTGGCTGTGTTACCTATTCTGGCCCGAACCTGATTCATTGAATTTGCACTGTTATTTTGGGTACCATAATGTCTGTTGTTCCGTCTGTTGTTATTAGAGATTGATGATCTCATATTGTTTGGTCTATTACCACCCCCCTGATTCACCGAGTTGGAAATCACACCACCACTGTTCAGACTTGACAGACTTCTATTACTGCGTGAACTTGGTATATTCATATTAAGTTAGATAAAGAAATAAATATTAGTAATAGTATCCCGACCTTAGCTCAGTTGGTAGAGCGTGGGACTGTAGTTGTCCAAAGATATCCTACGGTCGCTGGTTCGATTCCGGCAGGTCGGAATCAAGGTCAGAGTTTCGAAGAAACTCTGGAGTCCGCGGAGCGACCACTTCGTGGGATCCAGTTGCTACTCGGCGAGCCTCGTCGGCGGAGCCCGCAACTGACTAAATGGTCCTATCGTATAATTGGTTAGTACACAGGACTCTGAATCCTGCAATCTGAGTTCGAGTCTCAGTAGGACCTCTTTTCGCGTCCATAGTCCAGTGGTAGGACACGACCCTTCCAAGGTTGGAGCCCGGGTTCGATTCCCGGTGGTCGCACGGAGACTTTCTCCCTTTTTGCTCCTATAGCTCAGTTGGTAGAGCGTCAGACTGTTAATCTGAATGTCGCAGGTTCGATCCCTGCTGGGAGCGATTTTTTTCAACTATTACGCTCTGGTTGAAAAAAATATAAGCTAATATTAAAAATGCCCGTTGCTAAGATTGTTGCAATGGTGGTTACTCTTGTATTTTGCATTACATTCATGGGTCTCGTGGGTGGTTTGATTGCCGCCTTTAAAAATAATGACAAGGCAAAGGAAAAGAGCATAGGTATTTCGGCATGTGTGTTTTTTACTTTGACAATTATATCATATAAGGTGATGGGTATGATACCAATGGGTGCACCCTAAGCAATTATATAGTTAATTTTGGCCTGTAAATTCTTTTGGAAAAACATGAATATGAATACAAGAATGGGGAGACTTCGAATCTCGTTTGGCCTATTAAATACATGTCCTGGAATTTTGATTCTAGATATGTATTTACGCGCGAGATAGAGGATTATACCTATGACTGCAAACTCGAATGTTGCTTCGGCAACGAGTCTTGCTTTAGATTTGGAAGTGTCCAGTCGAGGGAAGACCTTGTCTAGAATTTGTGACACAAAAAGAGCAAAAAGAAAGCATACCGCTGTGACAAACCCAGCATCAAGTATCGCCGGAAATGTCATCCCTTGTATAATTTGAGAATAAAATTTATACAACTAGAATATGTGCGACTGGTTTCGCTTCTATGTCGATCAGGAGACGAAAAGTATAGTCATCGACATAGACACAAAAACACTTGTTGAAAATCAGCCAAAAACGCAAGAGGAGGCTGACACCCTGTGTGCCGAAGTTATCTGTCCAATTACAGACAAGCTCCGGATGATGTGTATCGAAAAGGGGTACTCTCAGGTGTGCACAATAGACCTCCAAGACGTAGACATTACACTTTTGTATCCAATTGCTTTAATAAGAGTCATTTGGAACATCTATGATCACAACAAATCTGATCCTGAGTTTCTAGTCAAGGGATTTCATGTTAAAAATTCAAATAAGGTGTTTAGGCTTTTGTACAAGGGGTTTCAAAGTTTGTTGCCCGAGTACATGACAGGGCTGATTACAATTTTGTGAGTGCGGAAGACCTAGTCTTAAAAAGTGTAGACCCCTATTAGTTATGACTGAACTCTTGAAGTTTTACCCGCAAGGAAAACACTTGTACATTGAGTTTCTTGCAAATAAATATATAGAGGTCCAGCCTACAAATGATTTTGAAACAAAAATGCTTCTCGAGAGGATCCGTCCAGTCATTCAACAGCTTGATGAGTTTGTTGAATCACGGGGGCTCAAAGAGGTGATTGAAGTCAACTTGAAGGATGTCCCAATTTCCAAAATAAATTCAGAAATGGCCATCGAGATGATTCAGTTGTGCATGACGCTCCGACCAGAAAAGAATCTCATCGATCAAATTGTGATTACAAATTCAAATCCTTTGTTTGGATTGATTTACAAGACGGTTCAAGGGAGGGTCGATCCAAGTATCCGCCGAGTCCTTCGGGTCGAGAATAATTCACATTTTGAATGATCTTCGCAAAGTTGCTTCGCTTTGAACAGACCTTCGGTCTGGACTAATTCACATTTTGAATGAAAATTGACGGACATCTAAAGGAGCCCGGCTCCAAAACTCCTTTTCATTTTTGTTATATAAATCAAACAGATCCTCGTTATCTGTTCGGATGAGCACCTCCTCCATGTCTGAACGTTTCACACCTTCAGGAAGTGTCTCAAGCAAAACAGGATGTATCGTCTGAAGTTCAGGTGACTTGAGACACGCCACCTTGAATCCAATATCAAAATCCAATCCTGTTTCATCATCGCGTACCCAGTAGTGAGCACAAGCCTCCCCTGAAGAAGGAACAACACAGAAACCCTTCATCATCTTGCACTTTATACCATTCGTCTCCAAGCCACGCTTCAAGATGGCCACATGATGTACCACACTGCCTGACACCTTGTTCAGTTTCAGCCGAAGTGCTGTCCTGTGAACAATGTTTTCTAAATTCATTTCTAATTTAATAATAGATAAATGGTTGACAAAAAGGCCGCGGTCGAGTTTGCCAAGACAAACTTTTGGGACATACTCAAGTGGATAGTCATCTGTTGCTTCTGCGTTTTTATAATTTTAATTATAATTGGAAATACAACCGCCCCGTGTGATTGCGGCCCCGTCCCTTCTACTCCCCCTGCCACCCCTAAAGATTCGTGTAAACTTACATGTTCAGGGAAGGACTTGGATTCTGCTAAAGAATTTTACGCAACAACCTTCCTTGGGAACAGTTACACAATGGTACCCAACTATGGAGTTGTCGTCGATGAAAACACGTGTGATATAAATTATACATACACATCAAAACCCGAAACAGGAGTCTCACAGACCGATGTTGATTATAGGAGATTTACATACAGTCCAGGGTGCAACAAAAAGGCGATATCATACGGTGAACAACATTCAGGTGTCACTGCCACCACATCCACCACAGCACCCTCTACCACTACACCACTGATAGGCAGTTCCTCATATTTTTATAGTGGAATACAGTAGATGGCATCAACCAATGGCTGGGATGTCCTAAAAATGTTTCTGTGTTGCTCGTTCCTCATCGTGTGCATAGTAATTTTACTTGCAAATTTAAATCAGCCCAAGTGTGACATCACAACCATTTCAACCCCTAAATTACTCACGAGTATAAATGACATTGTCGAGTCAAATATATTTGCGGACCAAATGAAGAGTTGTCCAAATACTGTAACAGAATACGCGACATATTTAAATTCAATAGAAATTCAATTTGTTCAGGGGTCTCCGTGTCCGGCCACTATGATTGGTGTTAATAACGCAGTTGGTGATTGGACAGCGTGTTATCCCCCGGGGAATATTGCACCTCCTCCGCAACAGCTTTTGACCGATCTCGGTGAGTGCAATTTGACGGTGACATCAGCCTCCCCATGGACACTCGTCCAAAAGGCACCTCCGAGCACCTTGTCTACATATGTTCCAGAAGTTTCATATTTAGTTATTTAATTACTTTACTCCTTTTGGTGGTGGGCAGAGTGCTTGTAGTTTTGGTGTAGATGTAGAGGACCCAGACTCGCTCATTATTATATCCAATTATTTTTTTCATGTAAATAGTATATGATTTCTAAAAAGGGTTTTGTGTATTCGAGTGCTTCCCAGGGTCCATTTTCGAATGTGAACGCTGGTTGGTACTATACTTGGGGTCTCCAGGGTGTTTCCAATTTTGAATTGAAGTTTACCCCGATGGTATGGGGCGCGCCCGACTTGAAAAAGCTTGACCACATCGCCCCCGGTGCAACTGAGCTGCTTGCATTTAATGAGCCGGATGGTGCGCAGCAGTCGAACATCAGTGCACAGGAGACTATTGCACTGTGGCCCCAGCTCAAGGCGAAAGCGACTTCTATGGGGGCACGCCTCGGAAGTGTCGCAACAGCCCAGAATCCTCTCGCCCCCAACTCGTACTTTGACGAGGTCTGGAATGCACTGAATCCAATTGACAGACCTGATTTCATCTGTCTGCACTGGTATGCCCCACCAAACGCCAGTCACTTTCTGACGTGGCTCGATGACATTTTCGAAAAATACCAAAAGCCAATTTGGGTCACGGAGATGTGTGTGGCTGATTGGAGCGCAAGCGCAAGTGTCCCCGAAAAGTTCAGCACTGACCAGATTCATGTGTTTATGGACCAGGTTGTGGCGGGTATGAATCAGAGGAATTATGTCGAGCGTTTCTCTTGGAAAACAAGACCAACGACCGATGTAAACATGGGGAATGGGGCTCTGATCGCACTGGACGGGTCTCTGACTGCTCTTGGTGAGCACTATGCTTCACTGTGAACGCAGACCTCGTTAAAATCTGGATGCGTAAATCTCTCCGAGTTAACCGTCCAACTATTTCTAGATATTTCAATAGACCCGTTTTTCTTGAATAATGTCGAAGTCGTATTTCCATTTATGGTCCATTTTGTTTCGTAAGATAAATATTTGCAAGGCCAGAAAATCAATTTTATACCAGAGTCAAATTCTACTGAAAATAGGTGACCTAATTTATTTTCCTTGGGAATCTTGATGTTCAAATACGAAATACCAAGTCTTCGTGGCTTGAACCCCATAGCACGCCTCGTGTCAATATCTGCAAAATCTGCTATGCGTTTGATAATATTGTACATGGTCTAACAGCTCTTGAAATCTTAAAGCCACCAGCGTGCTTCACTGTGAACGCTTAAAGGAAAAAGTCTCAAGATAAGGTATGGAGCAAGACCCCATCCTCACCCCTAGTACATCTCGGTACACCTCTTTTCCAATTCAGTATACAGATTTGTGGTCTCTTTACAAAAAGGCTATTTCGAGCTTCTGGACAGTTGAGGAGATTGACTTGGGTGGAGACTTGAAGGACTGGGAAAAACTGTCTCGAGACGAGCAACACTTTATAAAGACTATTCTGGCATTCTTCGCGGCGAGTGATGGGATTGTGATGGAAAACATAGATATGAATTTTTTGCAAGAGGTTTACATTTCAGAGGCTCGGTCTTTTTATGCGTACCAGTCGTTTAACGAGAGCATCCACTCTGAGACGTATTCACTTATGATTGACAAGTTGGTCAGGGACCCCGAAGAGAAGCAGAGTTTGTTCCAGGCTATCGAAACTATTCCTGTTGTTCGAAAAAAGGCTGAATGGGCTTTCAAGTGGATGGGACCGAATGCATCTTTCGCTCAGAGGCTTGTAGCTTTCGCATGTGTTGAAGGAATATTCTTCAGTGGAGCATTCTGTTCTATATTTTGGCTGAAAAAGAGGGGACTTATGCCAGGGCTTTCTTTTTCGAATGAATTGATAAGCAGAGATGAAGGACTGCATCAAGAGTTTGCAGTTACACTCTATTCTCATTTAAAATCAAAATTGGATGACGATACCATAACAGATATAGTTAGCGAGGCTATATTCATCGAGTGGGAATTCATCACCGAGGCTCTCCCGTGTAGTTTGATTGGTATGAATGCAAACGATATGAAACAGTACATTAAGTTTGTTGCAAATAGACTCTTGGTCCAGCTCGGGTGTAAAAAGAGTATGGGTGCGGCGAGTAACCCTTTCGACTGGATGGAAAACATCTCATTGGAAGGGAAGACCAATTTCTTTGAGAAACGTGTCGGGGAGTATTCAAAGTTTATGCCAGAACAAGGCGGGATTACATTTGATGAGGAGTTTTGATCAAGCCAGGTGTCACTGCGTGACTGGTTATATGTACCCCATCTTCAGGTTTGGCCGGATAGGGGTTGGTCCCATGTCTGGACCGGAGGACACCTCGAGACCATCCCCGGACATCTCCATCATCTTGTCAATCTGGTTTGACTGTCTGTCGCTCGTTGGCACAAAGTGAGACCATCCATAGGGGGAAACACGTTTCATCAGATATCCAACAGTAATTACAAAAAGAATTCCGTGAACCAGAAGACCAAGGAACTTGGCCTGACCTTCTGGGCTCGCGACCCACCCACCCAGTATTCCGCGCACAGACTTGAATGTCACTGGTGCGGCAAATGCAATAAACATAACAAGGGGGATGAGGTACTGTGAGTGAGTCATTTACTATTTACAAATAAAATTTACTTAGCAGCGGGGGTGGTTGTGGTTGTGGTTGGCTGGGTCCCAACGGACAGGGTCTGACCGAAAGCACTCACGGTGAAACCGGACTTTCTTGGCATCAGCAGGGTCAGCAGGAATCCGGCGAGCAGAATGAAAACGATGGCGTGCAGGAACAGACCGCCAATCTTGGGGAGTCCGTCCGAAGATGCAACCCACGAGCCAAGCATACCGCTGGTTGCCTTGTAGGTTGCTGGGTGTCCGACAGCGACATAGGTCAGAATAGTGACCAAGAGAGCAGCAGACATTTTAATATATATTTATATTTTTTTCAATTCCTCATGTGCACATCATGTTTGTGCATCCGTACATGCAGTCGCTATCCTGGGTGCACTTGTCCCCGTGCTGGCCCTTTCCGGTGAATCCAGATTTCTTTCCGTAGACCATCTTCCACGCAATGTGGGAAAGGATCACAAAGACGAGGGCATGCAGCAAAACACCTTGCTGGGTGGGGAGACCGGCGGGGGAGGCAACCCAATCTCCCAGAATTCCGCGGACCATCTTGAAAGTCTCGGGATTAGCAACAAGGAAAAACACGGTGAAAGGAACAATCTTCTTCTGCCACATCATTTATAATTTACAAAGAAAATTTATATTCCCACATAGACTTTGCCTGCGAGTCTCAAAACACCTTGGTACTTGTTAATCTCTTTTAGTGCTTTTGCCGTCTTTACAAACTTCTTTATTTCCGGTGAATATTTTGCTAAAAATTTAAGTATGGGAAGAGCCCCTGCTCCTGGAATGGAAGCCGAGGCCATTGTAAATATAGTACTAATTGTATATCCCCATAGTGCACTCACCAGATAGTCTTTAAAAAGTTGTTTTTTATTTGTTTGCTGCCATGAAGTGTATAAGCGGTTAAATAGCTCAGAGCCTATGAGTTTTGAAACATCTCGTTTGTCCCTGTCTGACATTCCTGAGCCATCGGGTGTTATGGTTACATTTGTTCCGTTAATTAATTTTATAGAATCCTGAACTCTCTTTGGGAAGAATTGAAGCATACCCTTGACAACCTCTGGTGTCCATTTATGATTTTCATTCATAAATGCATGGACTAATATTCCTCTTTTGTATTGGTTGTTTGCAGTTTCATTTCCAAATAATTTATTAAATAAATTGAGGTTGTCGAGCATGTAATTAATAATAGTCTCGATTCTTGTGACCGGGGCTATCGGTAATGGTTTTGAATTTGCGACTATATTTAATCGTGTGTTTCCTAGAAGATTTGTTGTTGCTTGGGCGGGATAGAGCATTCCATTTGCTGCTTTGATATATGTTGTGTTATTGTAAAGATAAACCTGTCCATTGCGGGTCACTGGTCGAGTCTGGTTTGCACCAAACTGAACTTGGTGTAAAAGACCATCTGCAAATTTCCTCATGTATAAATTTTGGATTTGGTTTGTATATTTTTGTGCTACTTGATTGATTGTTGTTGTAGGGGTTGTCCCATGACCCAAGTATTGTGAACCTATAAGGAGTGCAAGGAGCCCTGTCGCTTTGAGAGGCCGTCCTGGTTTCGGTGCCAAGTTCGGACGTGGACTAGGACCTACCGTTTTGGCCCTCCAAATCCAAGGAACCTACCCAAACCACGCCTTGTTGCTGGAGGTGGTGGGACCGCTGCTGCGGCGGCAGCATTTGCGTTAAATTTTGCCACTGCTTCCCAGAATCCCCTGCGGTTAGCAGCATTAGGTTCAGTATTATTTGCAGAATTGATAGCTCTTGTGTTACCATCCTTGTTGGTAAACATATAGTTCTTTCCTCTGTTATTAGCTAACATGCTTCTGTACATTCTCGCTCTCTCGGTGTTGTTTCCCATACCTTTTACTCCATTCGATGTATACCACGCTTTAAATGCGGCCATTGCAGTCGCCTTGTTTCTCGTCATGGCAGGGAATCTTGTATTTTTAAGAGCTTTATATTTGGCACCATTTGCATTATTGGAAATTTTAGCAGCCTTATACAAGGCATTCAGTGCTGCATTATTTGCAGCAGTCTTGACATTTTCTCTACTTGCCCAAACCTCAAAAGGAACAAAGTTTAAAGGTGACCCAGGTGGACCTGCAAGGGGAGCAGGGGGAGCAGGAGGAGGACCAGCAGCACCAATGGGTGTCACAATACCTCCATATTTATTAATATAGACATTGATTCTATTCATGAGTAATTTTGATGCGTTGGTCTTGGCCGCATTTGCTTTGGTTTTCTGATTTTGTGCAGCAGCATTTGTTGGGTTAACTGCTAGTTTTGCATTTGCGTTTTTAATACTTCTGTAGGCGTTTGCATAGGCTTTTGCCTGGGCTACAATTCCGTCATATTCCATTTTATTTCTCCTAAAGAAAGCGGCCATCCTTGAAGTAGGTGGAGAAAAAAGTACTGGCTTAGAGACCAAGACGCCTGAGTAGGTAGAGTAGGCGCGATGAGTCTCCGTATGATTACTGACTTGAAGGTTTCCGATATCGTGTCTTCTGGTGTGACTGCGAACAAGTATGGTGGCAAGGCGATTTACCTGAATGGTCCTGGGCGCAGTCGTCTTATGTTTCAGCTGCCGGCCCTGAAGGCTATTGTAGGTCTGAAGGAGAGCGAGCTTGCCCCCGGCACTTGGAACATGCCCCTGAGTCTGGACAACGAGGCTGTTCTGAAGGTTTTCCAGGACCTCGAGAACTTTACGATTGACACTATTGTGTCCAACTCGGTTGAGCTGACGGGCAAGAAGCTGACTCGCGAGCTTATTGTGAACGGCGAGTCCTGGAAGCCCTTCATCAAGGCTTCGAAGAAGGAGGGATACGCACCCATTCTGCGTATGACCCCGCAGGTTGACAAGGCGACCAAGAAGTTTCTGACCGAGGCTTACAACGCAAACCGTGAGGCGGTTCCTCTGGAGAGCCTCGACAAGGGCCAGCGTGTCAGCTGCATCATCGAGCTGACCCAGATCTGGAAGTCAACCATGGGTTACGGCCTGTCTATGCGTCTGCACCAAGTGATGTTTTCCCCAAACACAAAGCTGGCCCCATGTGCTTTCCTGCCTTCGAGCGAGCCTGCGCCTATGGAGGAGGATGCCGCCGAGGAGGAGGAGGAGGAGGTTGAGTACGAGGACTCGGACTAGAGGACTTGAAAAAATATGTGTCATAAGAGTATGGACTGGATCAACCAGGGGAAGTTTGACCTTCGAAAGACATATGTATATAGAAAACGAAACAATGGTTCGAGAGAAATGATAAATATCCCCAAGAGTGTAAATACAAAGACTGCTGCAAAGAAATGGCTCAAGTCTCACTACAAGTCTCCCAAAAAGCGCGTCCCGATATACACAAAAACCGCAGTCAATCTCCGGGGCGCCATGAAAACCCCAAACAAAGGCTCCACCCCCAACAGCATTAAATTTAATTGTAAAATAGGAAATCACTTGTTTCACCGGGTTGCTATTGACGGTTCCGTGGGTTTCCGTCGGCTCAACACGAAAAATACTTTGAATCTGGTACCTCTCCGGAAGACGGTGATTCGCAAGGGTCTCGTCAGGCTCGATGCTGGAAAGCAAGGTGTTGTATTCTTGGCATCTGTTCGACGGACCGTTCCCCAGGGGTCCGAGTTTGTCATCAAGGTGTGCCCGACCGACAAGGCTGTCCCCAAGATGAATCAAATTTCAAGAGTAGAATACAATGTCCAAAAGGCTCTGTACAAGGTTGTCCCTCAGAATATACCCAGACCCATAGCACCCCTGGTCGAATGTACAGATTTCCTGAGTCCAAGCAATTTACGGAGTAAATCAGCCGTCATCGACGAGGAGAAGAATTATTCCAAGCAGACACTCATGTTTTCAGAGTACATTTCATATGGACCTTTGTACGAGTACCTCACAAAACTTGTCAATTCAAAAAGAAAATTGGTGAATGATCAACTTTTGAAAACAGTTATATTCCAGGTCTTGACAATTATCAAGAAAATACGAAAGGTTTATCCCGGGTTTCGACACAATGATTTGCATCTGGATAATGTGCTGGTCAAGCCTGGTCGTCCATATCCTGTGATGGTCATGAATGACTTTGGATTTTCAATTCTAAATCAAAAATCGAGAAACCCCCTTGTGTTTGGGAAGAACTTTATGAATAACTGGGGGATAGGTCCGGCAACTGGTCCAGAGTATGATGTGCACATGTTTCTGAATGCACTCAGAAAGTGGTGCGAGAATTACAAGAGCAAAACCCCCGACAGACTCCGGGTGACACTTTTGTTTTTAAATAATAAAATTCCGCGTGGGTATCGTGAGGATTTTGACAGGTTCACAACACATGGTCGACTCAAATATCTGAAGAAATTTCCAGGCCTTCCCAGTCTTGATCGTATTTTACAATCAAAATACTTTGTGACAAACAGGCGACTGACTCCCACGGCAACACCTTCAAGGAATCTAAAGCTAAGTCTCAACACAAAAGCCTTTAGCAATTTGAATTTGAAATACAATAATGGGGGACAGGTCCGAAGGAACACTCCCGCCCCAGTCGTGAGAAAGACACCTGGAATCAATTTAACAGGCTTGAAAAAAACCCGAACATAAAGTAAATGAAGTTGTCCCGGACTCGTGACTTGTTATTTTTGTTTATATTTTCAATCTTTGTTATGTGGTGTATGAATAAGGGTGTCTCAGGGTATCTTCAGACTCCGGTCGACAAGGGTACAGTGACTGTATATGGGTCAAAGACGTGCCCATGGTGTGTCAAGCAAGAGTCTTACCTGAAATACCAAGGAATTCCTTACATGTTTGTGGACTGCAAGGAGAATCAGTGCCCTGATTTCGTGGATGGATTCCCAACTTTGGTTGTAAATGGACAGGTCATGTCAGGGTACACTGAGATTGGACCCGGACTCACCAAGCCCGCCGAGTTCTAAATTTGTAATAAAATTAGGCCATCCAAGAGTCATGACGTGATGAAAGTGGTTGTCCATGTTTTTTGATCTATAATTTCTAACACCTGTGCTGTCACAATAGATTCCATATACGGTGGATCCTTTGAGATGTCTCCACTTGTGTTCTATTGGGTCCTCTGGCACTATTTTGTTTGTAATTTCAGAATAGAATTGCTCATATGACCAAAATTCATAGTACAAAAGTGTCTGGGTGTTTATAAAGTATTTGAATATTTCCTGTCCATATGGACGTGGTGAAAAGTCTTTCCATTCCGAACTTAATTTTCGTGGTGGAAAGCCTAGGGCTCTTCGAGTGTCAATATTTGCATATTTTGCAACTACAGACATGACTCTCTCCATAATTTTAATTTGAAATCTTAATTATCCTTAATTTGCGCATTTACAGTCTGAACATGGCGATACCGAGGGCGAGCAGGAAAGTCTCGGACAGTGTGTCGACTGGTTTCAGAATATCAATCTTCTTGACGAGGACTGTGTTCCACAGGAAACGCATCACAAAGGTGAGCAGCACGACATATATGAAAAATATGATGAGGTTGTAGATGAGCTCCTGGCGGTTGCGAGAGTACAGAATCTTTTCCATTTATAGTAGTTAACGATTTTTATTATTTCCAGTCTCGGCAACCCCGTTGTGGACGGCCCATGCTGAGCAAAACTTTGTGTAGTGGAATCCTGGGGTGTAATTCAGGTTAGCCTTTCTAGGGTCTATAATTGTTTTTCCTGAAGCGTCAATCATAAGAGGCCCCCCTGCCCACCCTTGTTTATGCGCAAACAGATTGACTGGAAATTCGATGATCCTCCCGGGTCTCAGATTGACCTTGTTTCTAACATTTGTATTGATTCTGTCGAGGACGTGGAGTTCCCCTGGTTCGTTTGAAATTTTCCCGTCGTTTCGTGAGATTGGTGGTGTTGACATGCGTGCTGCTCTGAGCACAGTTCCTGGATGGACGTGGAAAAAGTTTGCGATACCTTGCACGGTATCTCCCGGGCGTGTTTTATATCTGACTCTTCCCACCTGTTTTAGAAAGTGAAAGTCCCCTGTCATGTCACCGAAATCGTTTTGGGGCGCGACAAAGCACATCACCTTGTAGTACCCCTCGGGACATCTTGCCCCCGGCCCTATGAGTTTGGCCGCACCCTTTGGATTGTCACTCAGGATTCTTTGTGTGATTCCCCTGCATGTGGTGAAGTTCAGTCCGTTTGAGCCCACCCCGGACCTGTTTCCCGGAACACTCTTCCGTGTCCTCTTGTTTGAAAAGCTCCCGAATGCATAATCGTAGCAGTTGTCGTGAACTTGCCCGGAAGACCCCCAAGGTTCCCAGCTAAATTTGGGTTCAGACCCAGACAGAGGAAGTCTGCGAATTGCCGTCCTTTTATTTGGGGTGGGCTTTTTCTTGGGCGCCACCTTTGGGGGCATTCTAATATAATACTAGAAATTATCCGGGGGTTGAGGGAGTCCGAGTTGTTGCAGTATAAATTGAATATTCTCTTCGGCATCGATATCAAAGTGGATATCTGTGTAGAGACCCTGTAGCATATGTCTCAGATCAAAGCCAAATCCTGCGACGATAGGGTTAATGTTTGAAGTTACAAATTCAGTTGAGAAAGTGTTTGACTCCTGGACCCTTTCGATGATGAGCCTGCATCTATATTTTGGGAGGTCGAAGGGTGTTCTGCACATTGGGCAGGTTGGGTCCCCGGGGGCACACGTTCGCTTCCACCTGTCGAGGCACTTTGTGTGAAACTCGTGGTTACAGGTGAGTGTCCGTGTGGCTCTATTGTTGAGTGCCGAGAAACAGACAGAACACTGTGGGCCATCGTGAACCCAGCAGTGCTCCTGGCTTTCAAACACGAGGTGTTTGCATTTGCCCCCGGATAAAGTTGTCGCCCCGCATGCGTGTTTTTGGCTCATACTATATAGCCTATATTAACAATTTATCTCTGTCGACGCAGGGCGGCGTTTTCCGCCTCGAGCGACCGGATAGCATCTCGGTACTTGAGTCTCATATTCTCTTCGATACTCTTTCTGAAAATTATGAGTGGGTCGTCATCTTGTTCCATCCGACAGTTGGGACACTCGATAGACTCCTCGTACCACTTGATTATACATTTAAAATGGAAATAGTGTTTACACTTGAGTCTCTTGTCTGATCTCTTCGTCTCTTCAAGACACACAGCACATATGTTGGCAATGTGAGCGGGGCACTTTCCGTCTTGAACTGCTGTCCTCTTGCACTTCTTTCCGGAAAGAGTCAGTCCGGTACAATGATTCATCCTCTACTAGATATTTATAAATTTCTTCATGAATTTCTTCTGCAGACCTGTTTGCGTTGATGACCAGAACCTTACACGGAATCTTTAGGATGAGCTCCTTGTACTTGGCGTCTAGTTTGTAGAGGTAATCGAGGGTTACCCCGCTGTCCCCATCTTGTGTTCGATTTTGAATGTGTTTGTAGGCGAGCTCTGGGTCCTTGTTCAAATAGATGAAGAGCGTTGGCTTCCATGCAAATTTGTTCCAGAAATATTCATAGATTTCATCCTCTTTTTTGGAGACTGTCCCCTGTTCGAGGAGCACCTCCCAAAACACATATTTCGAGCTGTAGAGTGACCTTTCGTAAATGACACGTGGGGATGCTGGTGGTTTTTGGGTTTTGAGGAGAACCATGTGGAAGAAAAAAGCCCATCTGGAAGGATCTTGATAAAACTCTTCCAGGGGCCAATCATCAAGTGGCTCTCGTCGAACACGAAAACCTTTCTTTTCAAGGAGGTCGAGCTGGGTCGTCTTGCCAGCCCCTATGTTCCCGTCTATAACAATCATACTAATAAGGTGATGTATATCTTTAACCTTGTTTCTCCGCCAGTGGCGAGCCCAACTTCATCCCGCATGACCCACGGCACGCTGCATTGGGCAGGGGCAAATAAATAGCATCCGGGCCCTTCTCCTGGAGATACATCCGGTACTTGTTGTTGTCGTAGATGCCAAATCCAGACTGATTCTTTAAGTAGTCGAACATAATTCTGTTCGAGTCGACTTCGGTGATGCACCGACCGTCTGCCATTCCAATTCTCTGAGACATTTATATTACATAGGAAATTTATTTTAGACCCAATCATCAAACTTGATGCCCATAAAAGTGTCGAACGACTCCCTCTTGTCTGTCTTTTGGACCATCTCTTGGTCTGTGATGTACTTGTTTATGATGTCGTAGGCGGCTACAATTTCTTTGAGCGTTCTGGCCCCAGTGACAATCACCTTTCCTGTGCTGAAAATGCTGCATGTGACTTTCTTCATATCCTTTCCCGGCTGAAACTTGATTTTTACGGCGCTGTACTTTTCTGGGTCGAACGTCACGAAAAAGTTGCTGTTTGTGCTAAACTTGCGAATAATCTTGACCAGGTGCACGGATGAGTTGAGTGAAAAGTTGGTGTTGATCATCTGCACGGTGGGCGGTGCCAGTGTGGGTTTCGATTCTAAATTGAAAACGACCCGGATGACCTCGGCAAGCATTGCGATGACTCGGTGACAGTCCATCAGGTTGGAACACCCCGCAGCCTGCACACTCCCGTTTGGGAAAATCTTTACACTCTTGTTCGAGTACTTGTCCCGGTAGCTGACAGTCACCTGGTTATAGAAGCTCGTCTCACTCATCGACCATTCAAATCCAGAAAAATTGGTTCCCTCGTGTCGAATGAGGACCTTTCCAATTTTTCTGAAGTTTTCCTTGAACTTTTGCGTGTCAAACACAAAGTCCAGAATTTTAGATGTGATTGTAATTGTTGTGATTCGGATCCATGACGGATCCCCATTATTCTTCAGAATGTCCGACCGGATGCGCTTGAGTTCTCTGATGTAGTTGAGTGTGTCCTCCATCACTTCTTTGCTGCTCTCTTAATCTTAGGCGTGGTCTTCCTAGCCTTGGCGACAGTGGCTCTCTTTTTAGGAGGCTGGGGTTTTGGTTTTTTCTGGACAAATTTGGTGAAATCATTCACAATGACTTTCTTTGGTGTTCTCGCCTTGTCGTAAATTCCAAGTGTCGACTTGCCCGCTATTTCGATGAGTTTCGCCTTTGAGACTTGTTTGAGCGCATTCTTGAGTACCTTTGTTCTAATTGGTGAGACTGGTGTCTTCATCTTTGCTTTAACCGGAGTTTTTCTTTTCCTTGCCGGTGTTTTCTTGACTTTACGCGCTGAAACTATTTTCTTGTTAATTTTGACTGCAGCTTCCGCCTTGTTTGGTCCTCCAAAGAGGTTGACTGCTGCCGCCGCCTTTTTCGAGATGAGATGGAGTCTGAGTGCCTCGTTTTTGGGCACTTGTCTCAACACATCTGCAGCTTGTCTCACTTTGGAAACTCCTCCGGCTGCTTTGAGGATTCTATTCACAGCCGCCAGGTCCCCTGCTCTATTCATTACATTCTGTTCTGTCGGTGTTAGGTTTCTTATAATTCTGTTTTCGCTCCGGGCACTGACTCCAAACAGTTTTGTCGGTTGTTGTGGAACAGGTGCCGCCTCTGGTCCTGTCGGCATGGCCAGCTTTTTGAGTGCATTGTACTCGGCTTGGGCATAAGATTGTGGCTCATATGGAGGAGCCGCCGCCCCACCGGCTCTCCGCTCTCCTTCACCTCCTCGGCCCTGTTCCCTCTCACGCTCCCGCTCCATAAGCATCTTCAGTAAATTATTTCTATTCACCTTGTCTTCACCACCGCGGGATGACAATCTCCGTGACTGCAAAAATCTCCGGAGGTTTCTATTTGCAGAATTAACTGCACCTGTATAGTTTCCACTGTAGTAACTGTTCCTTGGCAGGACACGGCTAATTCCAAGTCTCCTCTGACTTGCAGCTGCAAACGCCCTCAAGTGGTAATCCACCTCCTTCTGAATAGTAGCATCAGGTATCTGTCTGTACAATTTTAATATCTGAATCTTATTCCGAAAACTTCCTCGAGGCTCGTACCGAAACGCCTCATCATCAACACCTTCAAAAATTAATTCTTTTATCCGTCTCAACACATAAAGTCTGATTATATTTTTCATGGTTGTCTCTGTGTCATTTTTACCTGCTAAATACTTGTATGATCTGCTATTGTTCAGATTGATACTCACATTCTTTGAATTAACCTTGTTGTCTAAAACTATGAATAGTTGCCGAACAATATTTGCAATAACTTCATGTTTCTTGCCCTTCAAGTGTTTCTCGAAAAAATCCGAGAATCCTTTGGAAACCTTTGGACCTGTAAGCACAATGTTGTATCTCATCATAAAGTTGTTTGTATTGACACTTTTTGGTTCTGGAAATTGTGTTCCAAAATTGACTGCCATGTCACTCTTTCCTATGATGATGCCATCTACTATTGCCTGTGCAATTCCCTGACTTAATTTGTTTGTGTTGAGTGCTTCCTTTAAATTATTTTTAATATTCCCGGGGGTTGCATTTGGTAAGAAAGAGCTAGGTTTGAGTATACCCTTGGGTTTTACCGGTGGTACGACGACTGGTCCAACACCCCCACCTCCGGCTTTGATACCTTTTGTAATTGCATCTGTGATGATGTGTATTCTCTCTTTTGATGGGTCAGTTAATAAAACCTTGGGCCCTGCATCAGGTGGGGGCTTTTCACCAGTAGCAATAGCAGCTGCTTTAATACCATCTATAATTGCATTTGCAATGACAGCGTCTGGATATTTCTTAAATTCAGGAGAGAATCCACCGAAACGAATGGATGGTGTTTTTATTTTTATCGATGGAATACTGATGGCTGGGAATCCAGTACCTTTGGGTTTCAAACCGTTTACGATTGCATTTGAAATATTCTTCTCACCGGTGACAACTACGACACTTGGTTTTGTTGTTCCTCCAAATGCTTTGAAAGATGGTAAAGTGAAGCGCGGCCCTGTTTTAGGCACTGCACTCATCTTTGACAAGACAAACCCGTTTATAAACGCATTTGCCAGTTTCTTTTCAACAGTGACACCCGTAATTTTTCCAAAAATTGCAGAAAGTGCTCCGGCAGTTGTGGCTGCTGCTGGTGTTCTGACCCTGACTTGTTTATTGTAGGTGAATGTGTATGTGTCAGAATCCAAAGGGGTCACCACCCAGTTGCCATATCTTCCCATGTAATTGTCTAGTTTCCTAACGTAAATCTTGGGGTCACCTCTGCCATCCTTTTTGTACACATAGGCCTTTGGTTTTCCGAGCCAGAAGAGTCTTCCAACACTCACGTACCCATCTTTTTCAACAGGTGGCTTCAAGTTGGTATCCAGGGGAGGCTTGGACTCTGCTATTCCGGCGATGACAGCCTTTGCAATTTCCTCCGGATTGAGTTTAGAAGTTGGGAATCGGAATGGAGGTGTGAAGGAGCCCCGGGGCACTCTTAACATTGAAAACATAGGCTGTGTTGTTTTGGACTTTAGCAGGGGGGCCCACGTTGTCCCGTTAAAGTATATGTATATTGGTGGTTTTCCATCGCTTCCAATCACTTGTGGGGAGTTTTCCGAGTTTCCGTATATGAAGAATTGAACACCCAACTTTTGCGCCAGGGCTTTAACCATATCTGGGTTTCCAGCATTCTTTGGGATATTTTGTATTTTGTTCACAATATTCTTTAGTTCTTTTGATGTGTGGTTTCCGGTGACTAGACCTTGGTTCTGGAGGGTTTTCATCACAGCTGAGTAGAAGGTTGTTCCAGACCCATTGTTGACCGCGTTTCCCAAGTCATAATTTTTCAATGGGCTTGCCATCACTACTATACCCCCCGAAAAAAATATGTGTATAGTATAAATGGCTCCTGTAAAGACTGTTGGATCTCGTGCCGAGGTGATGCACGGTACAGCAACAAAGACTCCTGGGGGTCTCACGAAGAAGGACCTGAAGACACACAAGAAAACTGGCGAGATTGTGAGCAAGACCAAGGCCAAGTCGGAAAAGAAAAACCCATGGATAAAAGCGGTTGCACAGGCCAGAAAGGAGCTCGGAATCAAGGGCTTTGCTCTGCTCCAGGGTCCCCTGCTGCGTCGCGCCCGTGAAATTTATGAAAAGAAATAAACTTCTCACCTTACAGTAAGAATGCCGAATGCAGCATCTGCAACCAATAATAAAAAGGAATCCAAAAAGGAAGCAGCTAATAATAAGTTGAGAGTAGAACAACTCCTGTTAGCAGCTGCACTTGGCAAGTTGGGGAATAGGAGAAATTCACCGTCTCTTGCAAATCTGATTGGTGCCCGGCGGAGAAATAACAATACTACTAATAATGTAAACAGGTATACAAATTCATCTGGGAAGAGTCGTAAAATTCCAGAGACGACCCCCTTTTACAATAGAAGCCTCCGGAGGTTTCTGTATCAACCGAGCATAGGATTTTATATAATACTTGGCCAGGACAGGAACGGTCACTTGATAAAGAGACGTGTACCCGGTCACTTTTATTACAGATATGATGAAAAGTTGGCCCGTATAGTTCCTTTTACCAGAAGACTTACGCAGCCAGTGAAGAAACCCAAAGAGAAAACCCCTGTTGCTAATAATAACTTTAAGAAACAGCTGTTAAAGTCCCTTCTCAAAAATTAAATGAATGCACACCCCTTGAGGATGGTTGGTTGTGGAGTTTCACTTTCCATATCTAAATCAGGAATCTTGGGTACAGGGTCGTAAAACTTAATCTGGTGTGCCCTGCAGTTTATTCCCCATGCCCCCTTCCACAGGTACGCCCCTTCCACATCAATAATACACGAAATGTCTAGGTCCCTTAGATAGCCCTCGACATGCTCGTCAGCCACGAATTTTGATTTGGAATCGAAAATGAGAGTAGAGTCATCCACCTTGACCCGGAGTCCATACTCGGATACACACGATTTAAAGTCATTCCGGTCCTTTGGGAACAGACCCTGTTCAATCTCTTGGAACCACTCCATGAATTTTGGATCAAGATTGGAAATTGACAGACTCTTGTACTGTGAAAGTCCATACCGCGAGTACCCCCTGGGAATCTGGAAACGCAGGGGTCCGTCGGCATACAGCGTCTTTGTCTTTGTGTTTCCATTTGGTCGTATCTGTATCATAGGTTTCTGAATTTCAGACCAGAGTGGCATCTAATTTAAGAGGCGTTTTTGTCTTTAAACCTGAAACACTCGAACAGGTGCGGACTTGGCCTTGACAACTTGGAGAATTCGTCAATCGAATATTCATCACCCATCGACATGTTACAGCTGGCACATATTGGTTTTAAATTAGAAATATCAGTCTGGCCCCCTTTACTTTCCGGGATGTTGTGTCCGCACTGAAAGGTGAATGGTGTAATTGTGTTTTGGCACCAAGATACAGCACACTTGGACTTGAACCATTTGTCTCCACAGAATGTAATCCAAACTTGTTCACGAAGTGCTTTAGGTATCTTCGCCTTCATCTATATCATCTACAAATTTAGGCTTTAATTCAGTAACCCAGTGTCTTCCTTCATTTGGTGAAATGAAAAAGTACGCCCTTTCATAAACACCATATTCCATATTTTCTGAAAAAAACCAGTGAAAGTCGTTGTAGATCCCCTGGTAACCAATGTTTCCCATGACTATATATTTTCCGTAATTTGCAAGTACAAAGTTGAAAACTTTTTTGTGGTTGGTGAGGTACACTACTTGTGGTCTAGGGAATTTTGATTCAAGATTGGAAATGACACTCAAGGGGAGTTTCTTTGGTGTGATTCCCAATTTTAGTTTAGTATCGATGTCAAAGTAAGGGGTGACTCTGTACAAGAGGTTGTCCATAGGTAACAGGTCTCTCATTCCTTTAACGGTAGTCTTACCAGCTCCTTGTCTATGATGAAGATACCAATTCCATTCCAAAATTCAGATTCCCGTGTACCCTCTGGTGTATGTGTATCGTCCCATGTGTGACGTATTTCCCACGACTTGGAGACTCGTGCACCAACATCGAGGAACCCCTGGTAAGTCCCTTCACGTACCCATGACCAATTCCAATCGTCAATTAGAATTACAGATTGGGGGGCAAGGGTTGGCCACGCCTTGACTATACCCTTTTGGTGAAACCCCCTCTCATGTGGTCCATCATACAGGTACACATCAATTTTGTTTTTTAATTCAGAAAGGTTGGCTGAGAAAAAGTCCTCTTGTTTAAAGTTTAGGTTTGCATCTGGAATGTATTTTTGAATATTAGAATGGAATTGGTCGACAGGTCCGTTGAACTCTGAAAAGTTGTCATATGCCCAGGCGTTTACATGGGGATTTTTGTAGAGTGCTGCACAGAGTGAAGACCCCGTGTATGAGCCGACCTCGAGGTACCGGAGGGGTTCGAGACTACACAGGTTGTTGTAAAAGTGCCTAGTCTTTGCACCGGTCATCCCCTTTGTCTCATGAAGAGGACAGTCAATTTTGGATTCAAAACACTGAGCCCTATCCAGTGCCCACTCCACGTGGTCTACAAGCATTATATTAATAGAAATTCTTATGTTTAAGCTAAAAAAAAATAGATGCAAAGTGTAGATGAAGAAGACTATTCTTCTGCTTGTGTTGGTTGTAATTATATTTTTGGTCATAAAATCGAAATCAGAGTATGAGCCCTTCAACCCAACCAGGGAACCTCCCCAGTATGTTCCGGATATTTTGGATCACAAAGAGTGTGAGTGTTTGATAGAGTATCGTGAAGAGTGTCCGGTGATGACAAAGATTACACAGTTGGCGTCTGAACTGAGTGGCAAGCCAATTGAAAACTGTGAGAAACCCATCATCTTGAAGAATAACAGCGGTGGAGAAAGGCCTCTGTGTTATATTAACGATTCATGTTCCGAATTCAGAGACCTTGGTGGGGAGCGCATAGGGTGTCTTGTTGTGTACCTGAATAATGACTTTGAAGGTGGTGAATTATTTTTCGAATCAAATGGGGGAATGAAAATAAAACCAGAAGCAGGTTCAGGTGTTTATTATCGTCCACTGTTGACTCACCGGAATGTCCACAAAGGCCTTCCGGTCAAGGCTGGTACCAAGTACACGTGTGTAGTCTTTGTACGTGAGCAACACTCGGACAAGATTTCCGTTGAATAAGAGAGCCACTGTCGCCAGGCCTACAAGTCTCATGACTATAGTAAGAGCGATGCGTGTCATCAGGTTTCCCCATGGGTGTTACACAAAACCCATGTGTATACCACTGGATACTCCTGGAATAATTGGTGATATAGCTCGAGCTATGAATACTCCGGACAATTATGAAAGAAAAAAGAAACAGTTTGTTCGGCCTTATGATTGGGAGTTTATTGCTCAGAAGATGCCCGAGGCTGAGCGTGAGGCTTACACTGCCCAGTGTCTCAGTTGTGAATTCAAATTGGAAAAGGAAATTGAAAAGAGAATTGAAATTGAGTATGACCGGTCGGTTGTTATGGCTGTGTACGACAAGTACAAGAAAAAAATGACTAGGCCACCGTGTGACGAGTTGGTTGATGCTTACGTGAGGGCAGGGGCCAGTGAGGCTCGTATCGAAAAGGTGAAAAATCTGTACCGAAAGTGGAAGGATGACGCAGAGAAACAGCAGAGTGCAATTGACAAGGTGTTTTCCAAGTATCCATCGGCCCTCAAGCCGACAAAAGAACCTTCAAAGAAAAAGAAGATTATTCGGGCAGTTAAGAAGAAGATGAATATTGATACATAATATGAGTGAAAAGAAGGTTCGGTGGGCCGACATCGATGATGATGAGCCCTTTGACGTGAAAGATTTTCCAAATATTGAATTTGTAAAAACAGATAAGAATGGGATACGTGTGCCGTATGTTCCTCCCCAGTTTCGGAAAGGGAAGGCGGTAGATAAAAAGAGTGCACCTAAGAGTAAGTAAGATGAGCACGTGTGATGTGTGCACAGAGACGTACACGACGGAACTTCGAAAGAAAGTTGATTGTGGTTTGTGTGACTTTAAGGCGTGTTCCCAATGTCATCAAAAGTATCTGTTGGGGACTGCAGAAGATGCCCATTGTATGAATTGTCGTGGCGGGTGGACCAGAACTGTACTTGTGAATAATTTTACGAATGTATTTGTGAACAAAAAGTACAAGGAGCATCGTGAGAATGTGTTGCTTGAGCGTGAGAGGAGTTTGATGCCCGAGACTCAGCCGTATGTTGAGAATGAGCTCAAGTGTCGTAAGCTAGAGCGCGAAAAGGAAACTTTGATGGCTATGCGGACCACACTGTATAACCAGCACACTCATGCTATTAATGCTGATCTGAACACGATGGGTATTTTGGACGACAACTGGCTCGAGGCTCGGATTGAGCGTTTCCGCCGTGCTCAGGAGATTATGAAAAAGATTTCAATCATCAACATCGATGTTTCCACGATTGAAAATTCGATTGCTTCGTACCGGAACCCAAACTTTACTCCAAAGGCTCGTGAGGTTCGGTTTGTCCGGGCTTGTCCTGTGAATGATTGCAAGGGTTTTTTGAGTACAGCATGGAAGTGTGGTTTGTGTGAGGCTCACGTCTGTGCTCAGTGTCACGAAGTCAAGGACTCGGATGACCTGCAGGGCCATGTATGTGAGCCAAATGCAGTGGCGACGGCTGACCTCCTGCGCAAGGATTCAAAGCCGTGTCCAAAGTGCGCCTCTATGATTTTCAAGATTAACGGGTGTGACCAGATGTACTGCACTCAGTGCCACACGGCGTTTAGCTGGCGAAGCGGGCAGGTTGTGACTGGTGGTATTCACAATCCTCACTATTACGAGTATTTGCGGCGCACCCAAGGGAATGTTCCCCGGGCTCCCGGTGATGTCGTCTGTGGCGGACTTCCTGATTTGAACACTTTCTACCGTACCACTCGGCTTGGACTTACACATTCCGACCAAAAGTACCTTTCGGATATTCACCGAAACATTGGTCATGTACAATATCTTGCAAACAACAGGTACCATGCCGCAAATTATTTGGATAACCGTGATCTCCGGATAAAGTTTATGTTGAATGAGATGACCGAGGATGACTTTAAGCGCAAGATTCAACAGCGCGAAAAGGCTGAGAATCGCAAGAGGTCCATCCGTGAGGTCCTTGTAACGTATGCGACTGTCGCGACTGACATATTCCAAAAGTATGCAAGCGGCGAGTTTACAGAGGCGAAAGATTTTCACGTCGAAATGGGTAATCTGCGTGTTTACACAAGGGACCTACTCGAAGATATTCAAAAGACGTGGAAGTGTGTCGTTCCCTCCTTTGGACTTCTTGCTTCAAGAGAGCACATGCTCGGAGAATACACATTTTAGACGCGTGAATAATTTTGTATTAAATTTCTAAATAGAATGTAATATGAGTGCGAGCAGACCCTTTCGCAATGTGTCTAATAGTATGTTATCAAACTGGCACAAGGCTCAACAGAATGTGGGCCGGCTCCGTCAGATTCAGGCAAATTTCAACATGACTCGGGATGCAAACCGTAACCACGCCAACTTGGTCAGGGCCGAGAGGCGCCTCGCAAATATTACAAATAGGATTACGGGCATGCAGCGGCGTGCAGGTATTCAGTTGAATAGGAATATGAATAGGGAGAGGGTGATGGCTGCACTTGTTCGGGAAGTTCGAAACCGCACACAGGAAGCTATTACTTTTTTACGGTCAATGACAAGTCCCCGGAGTTTGATGTTGCGTCAGACTGGTCGTATGAGCATACCCATGAGACACCTTCACTTCTTATAAAGACGAGATACTCTGTCTATGTACATGCAAGAGTTTCTAAAACTCATCATAAACTATACATCCCCTGAACAATTGTATATGATATTGTTCAAGCTTATGTATAGTTTATGTGAGATGAAAGGATGGGGTGACCCTTTCTCGTATGCTCGGTCTCGAGAGATTTACATGTCAAATTTTTTAGGTCACATGATTCATAAAGATTTTTCAGGCCCCGATGCTCACAGTGAAGACGGTGCCCTCGAGTACAAATCTACAACATCAAAGAAAATTCAAGCAACTTATAACGGACTATCGTGGCAAGACTCGTGGGACCAACAGCTAGAATATCTTAAGAATAAGAAGTTGGCGTGTTACAAGTGGCACTATTTTGCTCGTTTTGAGGGTTCCAGGATAGCTGAAATTTGGAGAATGTCTGGTGATAAGGTTCTTGAGCTGTTACTTCCTGGAATCGAAATTAAGTTTAAAAATAAGAGAAGTAAAAAAGACTCTCGATTGGGTGGTACTTTGACAAGTATTCAAATTAAAACTTACGGAGAAAAAATAGATATTCAGTCACTGAGTCTCCATTGTTGTAATTGAAAGACTTGAATCTCTTGTAGTCCATTTCTTCAACCCCCGTCTCCCCGTACTTTGACAGTATCTGTATCATTCTATCCTTTGGGATGAGGCTTTCACTGTTATACGAAATAAATATCCACTGTGCCTCGAGAGACTTGACGAGCGTCTCAAACGACTGCTCAACTGTTTTTTTCTGGCAGAATGAGGAAATAAAAGAATCATCCGGGATTCCTGTTTTCCCATGGAGTTTCTGCTCATCTGCGGCTTCAGGTGTCATTGCGATGATGTTGAGTGGAAAGTAGTTTTTCGAGTATTGTCTATTGTTGTATGGGGGGTCGAGGTACACGGCATCCATCTTGGGGAATTTTACATCTAAAACTGAATTATTGAACACCTGACTCTGTGTATCCGCAAGAGTTTCATTTGTGTGAATAGGCCGGATGACCAACTTTTTCTTCGCCTTGTCCTTGAAATTTTTCAGATACATCCCGTATACAGCTGGTACATTGCTCACTGCATCTGCAGATACAACAAGTGACGCAACAAGAAAAACATACTCCTCCTCAGACAGACGTGTCCGAATATTTTCAATATATTGTCTGACCCAATCGATTCTCTGAGCATTTTCAACCGTGAAAAACATACGTTCAGATTCTTCCCAAGGGCTAAAGTTTCTCGTCACAAAGCCAACGAGTCCATCTTTTGAATTGTTCAAAGAATCTATTATATCTTTTAGTTTCTCTGACCACTGTGTGCGTGCGAAAGCTTTTGTTATATAGTAGCTGTATAGTTCAGCATCGTTGCTTACTGTGATTGCCCCCTTATTTCTAAAGTTCCATGTGACAACCCCTGTTCCCGCGAATAAATCTCCAATAACCTTCTTGTCGAGAGAGGTCCACTTTGTTTTATTCATAATATTTTCTATAATCCAGTCTATGAGTTGGTGTTTTGACCCAATATAGTTGAGTCTCTGGACTTGCATATAGTATAAAGTGTACACCTTTTTAACTGAGTTCACAGCATACTTCATCGAGTGGTGGGTCAATAGCGAGTTTAAATTGTTGTGACACCTTGGTCGGCCAGCAGTATCCATATTTTGCATATTCGCCCACGTCATAGTGGTAAAACGAGTTTAGTTTTCTATTGAGTGCTGCTTGATGTGACATGTGTACTGGTTTCCACCCCCACCACCACGGCATCTTGGGCTTGGCACAATGTGGTAGATATTTCATATTATTTTTGTATCCTCGGTGGATCCATTCTTTAATCATCGTATTGCAATAGAGTGCAAGAGCACAGGGGTATTGTTCCCATGCTTTTGCAGCCGGATGATTTCTCCATCCTACAGTTTGTCCCGTAATAGCTCTCCAGAGTTGGTAAGCTTCAACGCGCTGTTTTCCAAGTCTTCTATAGTCGAGTTGTTTTGCGCACTCCTCAAAGGAGGTTGAGGGCACAAAGGTGTTGACCATCTATGTCTCACTCTAGGTCGTTAGAGGTTTACCCTTGGCGACAGTGGGTCTTCAGACTTTATTTTTAATACCGACTCCTGTGTTTCCTGGGGCTGGGTTATTTACAATAACTGTTCCATTTGGGACGTTGACACTTGCCGGTGGCTCTCCGATGACTGCATTTTCCACTTGTGAAGGTTGTTGGTACATGGGGTTGAGGGTCATTTCCCCCGGTTGTTGAAAATACATCTTGGCGAGTCCGTATCCCATTGCAAGGGTTCCAATAACAATTGCAAATATTCCGGCCCCCTTGAGAATTTTTCTGTTTGGTGCGTCATCCTTGGTGGTTGCCACAAGATATGTGCCGACACTCATAGAGAAAAGGCCAAAAACAATGTCTAACATATATATTACACTTTGAAAATATTCTTGAGGTCATAGAAGTTTATGTTGCCCTTTTTCTTGGGCATCTGGCTGAGGATTCTTTGGTCGTTGAGGACCTCTGCGCAAATCTGTGTCTTTTTGTCCTGCAGTTCGAGGATGCTCTGCTCGACACTTCGCATATCATCATCCCCTGCATAGATGAGGCGCTTGATGAAAACCTTTTGGTTTTGTCCGGTCCGGTGTGCTCGGCCGATAGCCTGCAGTTCTGTGGCTGGGTTCCAGGCTGGGCTTGTGATGTATACACGGGTTGCCTCTTGGAGGTTGAGGCCCACGCCTCCCGCCTTGATTTGGATGAGAAACACTGCACCGGGCCTGGCCCCTCGGAAATTCTTAATCTGGAGCTCCCGGATGTCCTTGTCCACGGAGCCGTCGATACGGAAAGTCTCGATATCGTGTCTGAAGAGCCGCTTCTGAATCTCATTCATCTCTCCGATAAACTGGCAGAATACCAGTGACTTTTCCTTTGGGTGCTCCAAAACAAATTCCACAAGGGAATCCATCTTTTTTGAGCGTCCGGCCCACTCTGGAAACTCGACGGCTGCATTCTCCTCCTTTCTGGAGATACCATCGAAATACATCTGCGGCCAGGTCATGACTTGGCGGGTCCGCAGGAAAGCCTCGATAAGGGCCATCATATGCAGTGCCTTGTTGGCGTGGCGCTCTCGGGCAACACCGCAGGCATCATCGAAAACATTCTTGTAGAGTTCCTTTTCCTCCGGGTACATTTCCAGCTCGATATTCTGGAAATCTACCGGGGGCAGCTCGAGACGCTTGTTGAATTCGGCGACATCTTGCTTGGTCCGGCGCAGCACATATTTCTCTCTGTAATACTTTGAATTCATCTCGACCGAGAGCTTGTTGAAGCCCACAAACATCCCGAGTGTCACGAAATCCTTTATAGAATTGAAAATAGGCGTCCCCGTGAGGACCCAGCGGATAGGTGACCGCAGCTGGATAGCACTCTGGAAAGTGATAGATTTTCTGTTTCGGATTTCGTGCCCCTCATCGAGCACAATCCGGTCCCACTTTACAGAGAGCAGGGGCGTTGGGGGCTTCCCCTTGCGTTGGATAAGTGCCGAATATGTGGCAATAACCACAGTCGGCCGCAGGAACATAGGCAGGTCCTTTTGGGACGAGTCCCACTTTCTCACACCGAAAGTTGGTGTAAACTTTTGAATTTCATCTGCCCACTGCGGCGCCACCGACTTGGGTGCAATAATAAGAGTCTTTTGCACCAGGTTTGCAGACATTGTGGCCAGCATCTGCACAGTTTTGCCTAGGCCCATTTCATCGCAAAGGAAGCCACCCTTGTAGTCCTCGGTACAAGTTTCCCTATTAATAAGCCACTTGACTCCATCGTGTTGGTAGGGGGAGATGAGACGTCCCTTGAACATCTTTGTTGCTTCTACTAGTAGACGGGGACAGGTGGGCCTGGCGACAGTGGGTCAGAATATTTTTTATATGCAAATAGGAGAGAATATGTTTCTTGTATGGTTTATACGGTTTGTACACTATTTAGTGGTTGCTTTTTTCCTGTTGGCTCCATTCACGAATGACCAGCGGATATTGACAATGCACCTGATAGGAGTTCCTTTTTTGATGTTACACTGGATAACCAACCAGAGCACATGTGCACTTACCGAAATAGAAAAATACTTGTCCGGGAAGGAGTTTGATGAGGAGACTTTTATTGGCAGCATAGTAGCCCCTGTGTACAAGTTCCAGTCTCCGGAGAATTTAGATATAATATTGTGGCTTACCTTGATATTCTTATGGGTATATACATTACACAAAGTGCGTCGGGATAACTTTAGTCATTTGCGGGATGTATTTAATCAGTTCTTGTCTGTTCTGAAGCGTTCTTAGCCCTCGTAAGCGTCATAGGTTTCACCATTCACCCTCCTCCTCCTCATCCTCCTCGGCCACGATAACCTCTGAAAACTCCTCGAGCGCGAGGGGTCCCTCATCGTGGTCGCGTGCATTCTGGATAATATCTGCGAGGCGCTTGTTGACCTCCTCTGCGGAGAGGGTCTTGGTCACAGCCACCGCCTTGAATTCGCCCAAAACAGGGCCGTGGCTCTGGCAGAGGTCGCAGGCATCGTGCACAATGTGGTCGGGTGCGTGTGTGTGCACTGGGTCTCCGCCGTTATTTGCAATCTTGACCGGCTGCTTCCCGGTCCGGCGGGCCTCCTCCAGCTCGAATGCCTCCTGATGGCGCTTGCAGTAGCACCCCCCCTTGAGTGCGTGAAACTTGCACGGCTCGCGCTTTGCTGTGGTTCCCTTGCATAGCGGGCGGTCGTCAGTCGACTCCTTGGCCTTCTTATCTGCCACAACCTTGTTGCCATCCTGGTCGATAACCTCCACGGTGGCCTTCCGCTTATATGGCCGCTTAAGGCTGGTGGTCTCTGCTGCCACCTTGTACTTTTCGCGCAGCTCCTCAATTGGCAGATTGTAGTCCTTGGCCACAGTCTCCAAAAACTGGTTTTCCAGAGAAACCAGCGCCGTGCGGACCAGCCCGGAAACAGCCTGTGCGAACGCCATCTTTACTGTATGCAGGGGACAGGTGGGCCTGGCGACAGTGGGTGTCTTAGTTGAGTTGGAATACAGGATGTGTGCCTGTAGGCTCTTTCTTACCTATGGCAGGGGATGGGTGGGCCTGGCGACAGTGGGTCCTGAATTATTTATTTCATAGACTTGAGGAGGAGGTCCCTGAGCTTTTTTTGTGTCCTTTCGCTCGTTGATATGTTGATGCTTTTTGCTATGACGAGTTGGTTGAATATTTGGTACTTTTCGGGTGAGTGGATAACAAGCTTTGCCACTTCGTCAGCGAGAGACTCTAGGCTTGGCATCTTTGTTCTACTAGTTGGCCTTGGTCTTGCGTCCCTGGCGACCGTGGGTAGCTTTCCCCTCGAAAGGCACCTCCTTATTTGTGCGCATAATACGGCGGCGCTCCTTTTGGAACTTTTCATATTTGCTGTGGAGCCGCGTCATCGAGTCGGCAAACTTTGTTGTGTATTCCGCGTCTCCGGAACCAGCCATATTCACAAATTGGTTCCAGAGTTGCGTCCCGCGTTCCACCTGTGCCACCGGTTTCACAGGTTTATTCTCCTTTGCCGGTGCCGCTGGTGCCACCGGTGCGTGGCCGGTTTTCAGCGCTTTTGGCTCTGGTGTGTACTTGAGGCCGAAGCGCTTGTATCTCTCCTTAATATGCTTCGGCACAGTCTGGGCCGGCAGAAACTCTGAAAGATTTGGAGTCCTGGAAACTGTGTATGTATTTTGCTTTTTTGGTTGGTCAGGGCGGCTCGCAAACACGCCAGGCGCCTTTTCCACCCACTCCCCGTTTTCTATTTTCGCGCGAATACCCACAGCCCACGTATTCTGAGTGGGGGTAGCCATAACTCTTTCTTACCCATGGCAGGGGATAGGTGGGTCTGGCGACAGTGGGTCGATGACGTGGCACCAAAATATTTTTTATTTCAGAAACAAAAATGCACTGTCTACCCCCCATCCCTCTTTTTTGATTTTAAATTCGAAATTGAAAAGTGTATGGAGGTCACTCCCCCTTTTTGGTTTTCAAATTAGAATTGGTAATAGACTAGAACTTCCACTTGTGGCTGCAGCACATACAGGTGACGAAGGTTGTCATCGGCTCGTCGGCGGAGCGGGTCTGCAGCTGGAAGTAGTCGGTGTTCCTGTGGGTGCACTTGTCGCACTTGTCGCGCGCGCACTTGCCGCACTTGAGCACACCCTCGTACTCTGGGTCGCGCCTGTTGGCCTCCTCCATAGCCAGCTGCTTTTTGCGGTGCAGCATCATAGCCTTGGAATACGGCCCATCCGGGTTGAGCACATCCGGGGGATACTCCGCCAGCTTGCGCGGGTCCAGCTTATTCTGCGCAATAAGCCGCGGGAGCTCTCCGCGCTTCATCTCAGCGAGCAGGCACGCCAGCTTGGTCTTGTAGATTGCCTTAAAATAGCGGCAGTTCCAGCTCGGCTTGAGTGACTTGCGCCAGTCGCTGAATACCTGCTTTTCCGGCACCTTGAAAGTGCCGATTGACGTGGTGGCCCGTGCATCGGTTTTCTTGATGGAATAGTTGAAAACAGAGCGCTCGATATTGCGCGCGAGTTCACCGGCGCCAGTAAACTCGGATATTTTGTTGATAGCGTAGACACGGAGGGGATGGGCCATATTTGCTTTTCTCTTACTATGTGAGGGGATAGGTGGGTCTGGCGACAGTGGGTCAGGGCTTCCCCTCAGGTCTCTTTCTTACCTATGGCAGGGGATAGGTGGGTCTGGCGACAGTGGGTGGCTTAGCTTAGTTGGTATATGTATCCCCTCGAGGTTGCGGGTTCGAGACATACAAGTTTTTTCCCTTTTTTTTATTTTTTTTATACAATACCCCCCCGTGCTATTTACATATTCAGGTCTCTAGGCCTGTGCTTGTTTGCTCTACTCGATGTAAGACCCCTCCTCCTCGGCCTCCGGCTCGCTCTCGGAGAATACCTCATCCACGGCCTTCTGGATAGCAGCCGCGGTGCAGGCCTGGACAGCGGCCTCCACCATCTCCTCCTCGGGCTCCGCGTCCAGCAGGCTGTCCCAGTGCTCGTTCTGGGCGCGCTCCAGGTGCCGCGCAGTCACCTCCTCGCGGCGGGTCTCCTCGGTCCCCAGCTGGGTCAGGCCGTGCGGCAGCGGGACAGACACCTCGCTGGCCTCCGCCAGCTCCTCTGCCACCTCAGCCACTGGCGCGGGCACCTCCGCGGGCACCTCCGCCGCCTCCGGGGCCGCCGCCGGCTTGGGCGCAGTCGCAATCTGCATAGCCTGCATAACCAGCTGGCGGTTGCTTGCGTCCATATACGCCGCGGTCTCAAATACCTTGGATGCGATTTTCTTGGCGGTCTTGGCCTTTTTGGCCTCCTCCGCGGCCGCTGCCTCGTCATCATCCAGCTCCGGCTGGTTGCGCTTCAGCGCGCGCTTCTTCTGCATAGCGCCAAACTGCTCTTCGTTCAGCGCCAGCGCGCTGCCGTGGCCGAAGATGATAGCGCCAGCGGGCAGAGGCTGAGTCAGCATAATAGCATCCTTGATTGGCTTGCCATCGTCACCGATGACGTGTTGCGCGCCAGCCGGCCAGAAAAAGCCGGCATCCTTCATCGCCTTGCAGCGGTACAGCTCAGCAGCGGCAGGGGTAACGGTGGTAGCGTCCATATCTGACGTGGCACAGGGGGCTGGGTTAGCTCAGTTGGTATAGCAGGGGTTACGCTGCAGGTCTTTCTTACCTATAGCAGGGGATAGGTTGGCCTGGCGACAGTGGGTGCTGGGTTAGCTCAGTCGGTATAGCAGGGGTTACGCTGCAGGTCTTTCTTACCTATAGGAGGGGATAGGTTGGCCTGGCGACAGTGGGTGGCTTAGCTCAGTTGGTATACCGTAGTGGGTCTTTCTTACCTATAGGGGGGGATAGGTTGGCCTGGCGACAGTGGGTGGTGGCTTAGCTCAGTTGGTATAGGGGTCAAAATAGGGGAAAAAGTCGCGGGTTCGAACCCCCCCGTAATTTTTTTCTCAGATATATATGAATGAGGCGGAAAAATATGTCAGTATGTGTGCGTGCGCAGGCCGTACAGGCGGTCACCCCGCAACCCTAGTTTTTCCGTACAATCTAGGGTTGCGGGGTGACC